TATTAGTGACCCGTTGCTCATTAGCTCTAGTAAACTTATACTGTTGCCAATTTCTTACTCCTCCATTAAATAACGCAAACCTAAATTCATCCCTATTTAAGTCTACAAAATCACCCCTATTACGTGTAAATTCAGTACACCAAGTTGTTTTGCCTGACGCTGATATGCCTACAGTTAAAATTAATAATGGTTTATCCATTAATAGTTCCCTCCTAAATCCTTAAAATACAAACCATTAGATTCTTTATCGTTATAATATTTTGTGACTAATACTGTGTGACTAGAAAACACTAAATAAATCTCAAAAAAGTCTAATATATTTAATTTGTCAGGTCTTAGTTCATCTCGAATAAAGTCTTTCTGATTTACGAATGCTTTTTGTAAAGTAACCATCCCCATGTGTTTAATAAACCAATTTGTTAAATGGGTATCTCCTATGTAATCATCTGGTATAAGTTTATTTCTCAAGATAGTTCTCCAATAAATTGTATTTCGAGTTAGTGGTTAATTTATCAAATAACTCCGTGAATGTCAAATCTTTATTTTTCTTTTTACTAAAAAGTAGCCCACATACAGGGTAGTCTTTAACTTGCAGAGCAAATTCTTTCTGGTCAGTTATATCCTTACTAGAATCCCACAATATTTGATACTCTGTTTTGCAGTTTTCAACTGAATTCATATAAGGTTTAAATCTTTCTTTGTCCTCTGGAAAGATGCTTAAATATTCATCCTGTTCATTCATAATAATTAGATCCATAATACGTCTGTTACTCAACACCCCTTCACCTCTTAAGTGGTGAGCTGCCACATATGCTGGATTCTTAACTTTAATTCTTGGAACACCCGACTCATCATACAACACATAACCTTCGTTCAGTTCTCTTAACTCTTTAGCTGCTTTAATACAACATTCAATTGTATTAAATACATATGATTTAGGTGTACGTATGTTATACGAGTATATATAGTTTAAAAAGAAGTAATCATCCGAATAATTTGAGTATTCACCTGAAACATTATTTCTAACACTTAGTAAATAAGCACAACTTTCACTATATCGCGTAACTACCCTATTTTCAGGACTAACTACTTCAAATATATATGTAATATTCTCAAGAAAAAACTCTGAAACATCCCCTAATGATTCCTCAATTAAATCCTTCCAAGATAAGTTAGTGCCATTAATCTTTAATTCACCGTCTGGCATAATCATACCTCTTGTACGATATAACCATTCACCTTTATAATAAAATAGACTTACTATACTACCATCTACTTTCTCATAGGCAGTCATTTTAGTAATGTCGTAATCAACACCTTGTTCTTCACCCTCATTGAAGAATCTATCAAAAGAACGACTTACTACAGTGAATTCTTTCTCCATAGTAGGCATCGAAACACCAAAATCGTATTCAGGTATTTCTAACACTAAACTTCTACACTCTCTAGTTATATCATCATACTTTGGTGAATTTATTTGGTCATAATTTAAACAAACAAGTTTAGGATACTTATCATTAGAGGTGACTTTAATACCATATTCCGAAGTCAATTGACCTAATGCTTGTTCATACCAAATACCTCTCTCACAGAAACTATTTAGATATTCTAATACCTTCATCCTACTCCCTCCATTTTATATACATTACAAATTTTTCATTAAGTTTACTATTTTTATCAATAAAGTCAACATAAGTTATATCAGCCATAAATCCACCACCACAATCAGTAAGTTCTGTGTACTCTTGTATGACTTTATTACCAGACCTGTAAGGCAGGGGTCTATAAGGTGTTATTTGATTCATTAGTAATCACCCATTAACCAATCCATACCATAATCATCTACCCAATTCTTCCCATTAAGGATAGTTTCCTCATAACACTCCCCAAACTTGTTAAGGATAACTTTAGCACACATACCGTTGTAGTATATATTTACAGCAGCATTTTCTGGGTAATCCTCAGTATCAACATACTCTAACCAGAAACACTTGTATTTAATACTCATAAGACCTCCTCAATCGCTCTGTATTCAATTATTTACCTATACCCTAGGCTACCCTACTACTTACCCTTTAAAGTTCACTACAGAAGCTTACAGCGCTATCTAGGAACTCTTGGAAAGCACACCCTCTAGGGCTATTGTATATATTATGGAAATATAGGTATTGCTCAATTTCGTAGTCAGTGTATCCAAAGTGTTTTAGTATGTCAATCATTATTTACTCCTATTATTCTATTAACTCCTATACTGAAATAATTGTCGTCCATCTCTATTCCAATAAACTTACGATTAAGGTTTTTAGCAGCTACGCCTGTTGTACCACTGCCCATAAATGTGTCTAAAACAGTTTCTCCCTCATTACTCCACGATTTTACGTGGTCTATTGCTAATTTGTCTGGAAATGTTGCAGGGTGTAGGATGCTCAGTTTGTCTTTTCTTGCGCCTCTCGGCAAATACCAAATGTTGATCTTTTGTTTATATTCTTTAACTACACCCTTTGCACTCCTATTACTCAGATCGTCTGAATCCTGCCTCATTGTGGCGGTTCTTTTCTGACCAAAGTTTGTTGTTTTTTCCATTAATGGATTGAAAGTGTCAGGTCTCCCCTTGCTAAAAATAAACATATACTCCCAGCATTGCTCATATCTGTTGTGAGTTTGCGGTGGCTTATTTGTTTGATAAATCATGGTATCATGCAAATTAAAACCACATTCCATAGCATATAAAGCTTGCTTAAAGCTTGTGCCGGTTTCGCTGCCTTTAATAGTGGCATCACCAACAACCCAGACGACAACCCCACCTTTTTTAGTCACCCTAAACAAATCAGACAATACGGATTTCCATACTGACTCATTCCATTTCTCGTTGTTTCCGTTGTAACTTCTTAGGTTATCATATGGTGGGGATGTGACTGTCAAATCAACACTCCCACTTTCAATTTCCTTCATCCTCTCTAGACAATCTCCTTTCATTAACCACATTTTATCATCTCTATAATCAATCATTATTTACTCCTCCTAGTTAAACTTCACATATCTTACCATAACTTCTTTACCTGTCAACCTTTTAAATACGCTTATTTTAAAATAATATCCTATTAATAGTGAAATAGTTATTGACAGATTTAATATACGTGTTAGAATAAGAGTATGGATAGAGATAAAACTCTTTTATGTGGTGAGTAAAACCATTGCGCATATTAATCCATATTCCACTACAATGCAAGAGTGGATAGCGTTAGGGAGGAGAGTATTAATATATTCTCGGTTAAGAAACGCGATAGCCTGTATGACTGTTTAGAGTTGTATGAAAAGTCTTAACCTCCCCTAGTCTAAACAACTAGGTGTACGTAAACAAGTCACTAATTGATTTGTGGAAACTAAATATTTGGGAACCTCAAGAAGATATATTATCTTTCTAGTAAATTCTAATCTATTTTATGATAACTTCTATCCTAATCCTGCGTAATAAGTCATAGGGACTTTTCCATATTTTTATGGTTGCTGGGTAGGGTAGCTTTTATCTAAAATTTAGAATTTCCTAAGAAGATATATTAAAGAATACTCTTAAAGAAGTAACTCTTAAAGAATAATATATAAGAGTACTCTTAGTGGTCATAATACCACTAAAGGTTATATCTATTAAGATAATATCTATTATGATAACTATTAACTATTATCGGGTAGAATACTTATTTATATTATTACCAGTACAATATAATAGGTATATGAATTATTTTAAGGAAATAGTGAAATAGTTCTTGACAGGTTTAATATATGTGTTAGAATTATTATAAGAGTAGAGATAAAATAAAGGAAATAACATGAGTAGATGCCGTAGTTGTAACCGTAGACTAGAGGGTGAATTATTATCAACACTAGATAACGGAGATGTAGAAGATATGTGTTATGTTTGTCTAGGTCAAGTGTATAATGAATATAGTTATTTAGATGACCATGAGTACGTGCAGGGAAACCTTAAAGCAGGGTTAACTTCACCTATTTTAACAAAAGAGTAAAATAAATGTTGACATGTATATTTTTATATGTTAAACTATAGTATAGACAGTGAAAAAAGTTATTATTTAGTGTATTTAACTAAATAGTGGTCAATTTGACTAATAGGAGTATTTATGAGGGAAGAAGATTGGGGAGTTATTGATGGCTATCCTGATGCTAACCAAGATGGATATTTAGATATTCACAGTGATGAGTGTGAACCACTTAGTACAGAAACTATTTAAAATAGATACACAGGTATTTGCAGGTAACGATTGAAGACAGAGAGGATATTCTAGATAATACTTGAGTCGAGTGGTTTAACTCCACAACCTGCTCCAATTTAAAATAAAATAATTATAATCTGCCGAATGAGTTTGACGAAATGTGCGATCATTCCACTTGAAAAGGAGATTGTAATTATACTTACAGCAACACCCTTCCAGCTACCCATAAGAACAGCTCCCTGCTTAGGGTTACTCTTTAATATAATATTTTGAGTCTAATATAAGAAACATTAAGACACTTGTAATTGTAAAGGTTCTCATTAACAAACTGGTATTATATTATAATTGTGTATATGTAGGTATCCAAGAGTGTGTAATTCCTATAAATGTGCCTACCTAATCCTCTAAGTATAATGGGGAGAGCTAATAGCTTAGTGTGGGGTTAAATGACAGAGTTTGCAGCGGCATATACACAATAACTATTTCCAACAAAACTACTACACTTCCTTATAGTGCATCCTTAGTAGTTATCCTCAAAACCTGCCCACAGAACAACTATCATAGCGTAGGTTCCCCTTTAAGGTAAGTAAGGAATATTACATTCCCCCTATTAAGTCCCTCCTCCTGCTTAGTGGCTTACCTTATTTTTTATTTTATATCGTCATTGTATTGATTGATTACTATCTCATGCAGTGGTTGATAAGTAGGTATTTTATAAGTTTTGACTGTTAAATAATTTATCACAACAGCACAAAACTACATCAATCAACTAAACAATATTTGAATCGACACGTTCGATAACAGAATTAAGGGGTAACAAATGGCAATTTTTAAGGCGTTAGCCAATAAAATCACATCGGAATCCGGTGCAGATGTAACAAAATGGATTGATGATGACGGGTCAAGAGCGCTTGTATCACAACCAACAAATTTGCCACAATTTGATGGCACTGTCGTGTCATTTGTTAGAGCTAACGCTAATCAAATGTTTTTGCAAAATGACATTATCCCGCCCCTGTTGTCACAGACAGGAATGCCAAATGGGGCGCAAGGCGAGAACAGCAGCGGCGGTTTTACTTGTACAGGTTTAGACCGATTAGCAAACGGTAATTGGATAGTCGGCAATCACGGGATGAGCAGTGGAGCAGACCCAACACAAACACCGTCCATAGTAATATTAAATCCAGCCAGAACAGCTATAGTTGCAGAGTTCGATATGAGTGGAGCCATATTAGCCAATGGTGGCTCAATTCAGGGTGTCGCGGTTGCAGCAGATGGAACTTATTATGTTGCGGCAAGTGGCGCAAGCCTAATTCTTCATATAGATACTGATGGTTCAAAGCTTGGCGAAATAGCAGCAACAGACGTTAACGCTTTAGCTTACGATGCTACTCGCCACGGCTTGTGGTGGAAAGATGACACAAATGCAACTTTGCATTTTTATGATCTTACTACTAGCGCAGAAATCACAGAAAATAACTTTAGCGTGTCAGGCGGCATTGACCATATAACTGTCACCGATGATGGCTACTTATTAGGTACAATTGGCGCTAATGGCGTGCAGGGAATTGTGCTTTGCTACGACACGCAGACGAAAGTTAAAGTTGGTAGATTAATTGAGTTAGAAAACTGTCAAGCCATTGAGGGCATTCACTACGACTCAACAACAAAAATTATAACTATTGCGAACGATGGTGGTTTTCATACTGAATCAACACCACCGATTAGTATATCTCTAACGTATGACGCTAGTGAGTTAATTTTAAGCCGTACAAATTTTCTAGGGTTACACGGTAAAATAACACTAACGGGTGCAGCGCCAAGTAATCGTGAATTGATTATTGGGCATGAAAAAGCAGAGTCTAGCGCACCCGATGTTGGTTGGGCTTTGTATGGAATGAGCAACAATAAATTAAGACTGCAAGTGTTAAGCCAAGACGGTAATCAAATTGTTTTGCGCGAGTGGTCTGTCACTAGAGGCGTAGAGTTTAGTTTTAGCATTTACTGTGATATTGACACAAACACAATTTATGGTGAGTTTGACGGGGTAGAAGTAGCGCCAAGCGGTACAACGCTCAGCAGTCCATCGGCATTGATTGATGGTATGAATTCTGACTATTACTCAGTAGGTGAGCAGGCGACTGATACCTTTCCCGCGTCATTCTCAGTTAAGTCACTAGGCGTATCAACTAGCCTTGCCGAGTTCAATCAATTAGCAACTGACATACAAGTCGACCCAATTAGTAACACAGCGCCATCTGTCCCAACACTGTCAGCATCTAGCACAAGCCTAGCGGCAGGCGGCACGGCAACGCTAACTGCATCAAGTACCGATGCAGAAAACGACAGTATAACGTTTAACTGGTCAACTGACGCAGGAATATTAAGTTCGACAACTGGCAACAGCGCTGTATTTACAGCGCCAAGCGGTTCGAGTGCTGTTACTGCAACGATTAGCTGCACGGCTTCGGATGGTGAGCTAACCAGTTCAGCGGGTACGATTAGTATTGATGTAGCGGCAGTTGTCATACCCGACACGATAAAACCCGTCATAAATCTTGTACCAAGCACTTTGGTTTACAACCTGACAGTTGGTGATACGTTCACACTACCAACAGCTACATTGACTGATAATGTTGATTCAACAATTAGTATAAGTCCTGTCAGTAATACAGTTAACACTACTTTATCAGGTACTTATTCAGTAGTATATGCAGGATACACAGATTCTTCTGGTAATATAGCGGATAGTGTAACTATAACTGTTAATGTATCCCCTGAGATTCAATCTACAACTTCGGTATCTATCATAGATATTCCAGATGGTACTTATAGTTGTATATTCTTAGACGCAGTATCTGGGGAATTGATTCTTAAAGCAGATTTAGAATTCATAAGTGAATTATCGGAAACAGTCACTTTGCCTGTATCATCTGGTACTAATTATGAAGTAGCTGTTAAAAACAATCCTTTAACTCATTACACAGGTAAACTAGGAGTAACAGTTTAATGGCATTAGTTGGACAATGGGGTGAAGTTGGATCTTGGTTTAACACCTCTAATCCAACTAGCCAACCAGTTATAACCTTACCCTACTATAAAGAAATTATATTAGTAGGGTCTACTTACACACCACCTCTAGGAGTAGTTAATGACTTAGAGGATGGAATACTTAGTGTATCACCGGACAATTCAGTTAATGTACAGCAGGTAGGGGAACAGGTTTTAAAATATAATTACCTTGACACTTCCAATGTTTTAGCTGAAGAAGTTGAATTAAAAGTATTTGTAGTGAGTGACATTAATCCAAGAATAGGTGATTATACACTATCCTACTTAGATGGTTTGAATAAAGTAATACCTGAATATGATAATGAAGTTATCTTAGAGTTAAGTTGTGTCAACAGTTTTTCTGAAATAGGTTTTAATAATTTTGATAAATTAGTAATCAACATTGGTAATGAGTCGTATGATAGTTCTACTGATGTAGATAAATTATTCATATTAGATGGTGATAAACTTCAACTACAAATAAGTGATATCACTGAATTAGATGCTGGTAACTATACACCTGAGTTAATAGGGTATAACACTAGATATAATGATGGTTTGTTGATAAATGGTGAAAGACTAAATAAACTTAAACATCCAATACATGTTTTAAGATAAGGAGTACATTATGCCTTTTGTAAAAGGTGATCCAAGAATAAACAGGAAAGGACGTTTAGACGGAGCTAGGAATAAAGTTAACGCTCAGAGGGATATATCAAAAGCTGTTTCTTCTGGTAAGTCCTTACAAGACATAGTTGTATTCCTTTCTGAGAAACTTGATGATGATAAAATAAGCGAGACTCAGAAGAATAAATACTTAGAGCAGCTTATTAAGATTAAATTAGATTTAGCTAAACAAGAGATTAAATTGTTAGAGGAAAACACACCAAAACAGGATCAACCTAAACCTAAAGGTGAAGTGATATATCCTAAAGCAGTGTTTAAATCTTCACAATAATAATTTAACAGGAGGAGTATTATGAGTATTAAAAATGAAACGGTTACAGGATTAAGTAACTTTATAAAAGCATTCCATAAAGACTTGCTAGATGGTGTAGCTACAGGATGGTGGGGTGAAGTTTCTGGTCATAAAGGTGATTATTTAGGTATTAATTTTCTAAATAAAGACTTTTTAAATGTTTACGAGTTAATTGAGTTTATTAAGGATAACAAAGAAACCTTAGAAGATAAAGATTTAAAATACTTTGGTGAACAAGCCTCTATTGTCAACTTCAGACTAGAAAGAAAGCGGCACTATATGTACGAGATTCAAGTAGAGGATGTTGTTGAACCTACTATTGAGGTGTCAGAGGATGACTTCACAGAAGATAAAATAGAAAATAATTTCAGTGAATCTATCTCAGAAGAAGAATTTATTGAACAAATGACACTTAAAGAGCAGGTCTTAACATTTAACAGTGATCCTAGTGAATTGCAGGTTGTAGTAGTTGAATCTGAAAAAGTACAAGAAGTAGAAGATGTTCAGTCTGATGTTAAAACTCCAGATTGGGATTTAGCTAAAAGTTATATCGTAGATTTACCTGATGCTGAAGCTAAGGTTGCTTTAGTGAAGTATGCCTCTGAGTTTGGTATTACAGAAGATTGCTTTGATAAGCGTAAAGGTTACAGTAAGTTATTAGCTACATTCAGAGGTAAGTGGAACGCCTTGAATAAGGTTAAGTAGAAAGAGTTTAGGTCGAAAAGGGTAGCTCCCCTGTTAATGCTATTATCATTAACTAGACCTCTTGTTTAAATCCTATAATAGGGGAGTATTTGTTTTGAAAGTAACCGATACTAAAAGTTTTATCGAGAAGTCTAAGTTACTACATGGTGATAAATATGATTATAGTGATACAGTTTTTACTAAGAGTAGGGATAAAGTATCTATAAGATGTAAGAATTGTGGAGAATTATTTAATCAGAATGCAGGTAATCATTGTAACGCAGGGAACGGGTGTCCTCAATGTAGCGGTAAAATTAGTAAAAGAAGACTAAGTATCGAGGAAAGGATAAGTAATGCCAGAGATTTGCATGGCGATAAGTTTGATTATTCTGAGTGGGGTGTAAAAACATCTAAAGAAGTTGGTAAAGTGACATGTACTAAGCATCATATTAGTTGGAATATTTCTTATGATAACCATGTAAATCAGGGTAAGGAATGTCCTTCTTGTCGGTATGAAAAGTCCTCTTTGTCAAAGAATATGGGTTACATCGAAGCTGAAAGAATAATATCCACAAAGTTTAATCATATAACTATACATGAAGACTCCTACAAATCTTTTACAACAAGTTGTAATTTTACATGTGATATACACGGTTTATTTCATAAAACACCACAGTTAGTGTCATTGAGTGTATATGGTTGTTCTGAGTGTGCCAAAGATAATGGTTCTTACGGTAATGATTCTTTATCACAAGAAGATTTTTTCAATCCTATATCTGTTAGACTCCCTCACTGCGATTTCTCTAATTCAATTTATATTAATCAAACAAGTGAAGTAACTTTTTATTGTAATAAACATGGGAAGTATCACACCACAAAGGCTCAACACTTAAAGTTAAGTTCAAAAGGATGCGTTGATTGTAGCATAGAGTCTTCCTCTAGGAAACAGGTCGGGTTTTTAAATAATACTATTGTAGAGAGAAACAAGAGTAAATACCTAAATAAAGAAAACTTCCTATATATTGTACGCCTCCCTGATTTAAGTCATAACGTATACAAGATAGGAATGGCGTGTATACCTGTAAATAGATATTACAAACTTAAAAAAGACTTTGGTAAATTAGATATAATTAAAACTTATCCATTAGATACTTATAATTGCTTCAAGTTAGAGCAGAGTTTACATAGACTTTTCAGCGACAATAAGTACACTTTACCGAATAATAATAATATAGATGGTAGTAGGAAAAGAGGTATAAATGAACTATTCAAACTTGATAGGGAGGATATTATTAATATAGATGAATATATCTCTATTTACAAGTTAAATTTGTTAGGAGGAGATTATGTCATATGAGAGTTGGGAAGACGTAAAACCTCAAGAAGGGAAGCAGCAATTAGCAATTGACTTAGCAGGTGAAGTGGATTTTATGCTACTTGGCGGTGCGAGGTTCGGGGGAAAATCAGAACTACTGAGTATGATACCTTTGAAGTTTTCTGATGACCCTAAATTCAGGGGAATCTTCTTTAGAAGGCAATATGATGAGATAATGGGTGCTAACTCTTTGTGGGAAAAAGCTGAAAATATGTATACGTTTTTCGGTGCGGTTCCTAAATTATCTGCTAAGAGTTGGAGATTTCATAGCGGTGCGTTGCAATTCTATAGACATATGCACGTCGAGTCTGATAAAGAGTCCCATAGGGGTAAAGGTTATTCCTTAATAGGTTTTGACGAAATTGACCAATTTTCTAAAGAACAAGTTACATTTTTGATGACTTGTCTTCGTTCTGAAGCTAAGATGAACAGCTTTTGTGTAGGTACATTAAACCCTAATCCAGATTCTTGGTGTTTACCTTTAATAAAATTTTACCTAAATGATGAAGGTTTCCCTGACGAAAAGAAGATTGGGGTAATAAGACATTTTATTGTTAAAGATGGTGATTTTGTATTTGGTGACTCAGAGCAATATTTTATAGACAACTATTATGATAGCGTTTATATAACTGTTCCTAACAGAAAAGATAAATTATATGTTAGACCTAAAACTTTCACTTACCTTTTCTTTAATATATTTGATAACCCACTAGGGTTAGAATCAAACCCAGTATATTTGTCAGAGTTGAACAACTTACCAGACCATGAACGTAATACTCAACTGTGGGGTAACTGGTATGCCAGACCTAAAGGGCAATCATTATGGAGTAGGCAATGGGTAACTGGAGAAAAAGGTGAGCGAGTTAAAACTATATCTCAAATACCTGACAATGTTAAGTGGTTCAGAGGTATAGATAAGGGGTATAGTGAGCCATCTGATAATTATAAGTATCCAGACTACACGGCATTCTCCCCTAAAGTTGGTAAAGACACATCAGGTGCGTACTGGCTAGTTGGTGATTTTCATAAAGATATTATTGATGTTGACCAGTTTAAGTTAGAAGAAGATCAACGAATATATGGAAAATTTAGAAAGCTATCTGGTGAAAGGGATAATTTAATAATAAAACAAGGACTATTCGATGGTGAAGGAACTACTGTAGTACTTTCTAAAGATAGCGGTGGTGCTGGTGCTGACCATATGTATACAATGTCTAGGTTGATAGAAAATAGAATAAGTGTACATGAAGACACCACACCTAAAAATACTCCACAGAAAAAACTTAGGGATTTCCAACCATTCTGTAATGCTTGTTATGTTGGTATAGTTAATATAGTGGAGGAGACTTTTTCTCCAGCTACTCTAAAAGCTTTCTACCAACAATTAGAGTTATTTGACCCAAGTATAGGGTCTAACTCAAGCAGAAAAGATGACTGGGTTGATGCCACAAGTATGGCTTTTGCTGCTGCTACAACAGCTAAAGTACACACTGTCCAAAAACTAACACAGATAGACTCTCCGACTATTAAAAAAGGATTAGACTTATGAGGAAATCATGCACAATACCGAAAAAATAGATATAGAGAAAGCTGAATCCTCTCCTAGTCCTTCTACCACTAGACTGAAACTTGGGGAGATTGGTTCACCTAATGTTAAGACTATAGGTGGATTAATTAGAGAGGAGGCTAGGAAAGACTTGCAATTTCCAAGATGTCTTACTACATTTGATGAAATGAGGCAAGACGCCACAGTAGATGCTGGATTAACTGTTAACGAAGTATTCTTGACTAAAGCTATGATGGGGATGAAGTGGAAAGTAGGTGAATCTGGTAGTGAACTTTCAAAGAGTTATGCTGATGCACTGAACTGGAACTTTAAGAACTTTGACCAACAGACTTGGTATCAGATTATAACATCCGTTATTACATATCAACAGTATGGTTTCTCTTGGTTAGAGAAAGTCTACACTAAGAATAAAAGTAAAAGTCACCCTATCTTAAAAAATAAGATTAAGAAACTAGCCACTAGGACACAAAAGAGTGTTGCTAAGTGGGAGTTTAGTAAGGATAAACGGGAGTTGTTAGGGGTATGGCAAAAGCCTGAAACTTCAATAGACACGTTATTTCCTAGTGCTGTTAATATTAATAATCAGCTTGATACCTACATTCCTAGATATAAATATATGTTATTTAGTTGGGATGATAAAGGTGGTAATCCTCAAGGTAAGTCGTTATTAACAGGTTGCTTTAGGGCATATAAAGAAAAAAGTATGATAGCCTCTTATGAGGTTGTTGGTGTAAGTAAGGACATGGGTTAACTATAATCAGCCCCTTAATGAAGAAATTTATTAAGCAAATCTATCTAATTCAGTGGAAACCTCTATAGAGACAATACTGAGCCAAAGCCTTAAAGACGAAAGTATACCTATTAATAGGAATGAGCTTTTTTAGTGTGGAAGACGGTAAACACACAGGTTAGGTGCAACGACTATCCCGCAAGGGAGTACATCACAAGCTATTGGTGGTGGAAATGGTAGAAACCTAAACATTAAGTTGTAGGTTAAGATATAGTCTAATCTATATGGTGACATATAGCAGTTCATAAGAGAACGATTAACAATGTAGCGATTGTTAGTGAATACAAATGGGATTACTTGTCCTTCGCGTACCAACAGATATTATAAATAAAGCTGCTGAAGACCCTACTTCAGACGAAGCTAAATCACTCCAGAACCTTCAAAAGAATGCCGCTAATGTACATGCTGGGGATCAGACTTATATCCTCTTAGGAAGCGATACGTTAGATAATGGAGGTACTTCTAAATACTCTTATGATATAGAACTTAAGGGGATTGATGGTAGTTTGTAAATAAGCTACACTTAGTAGAAATACTATGAACAAATAACTCATTTAATTGCTGGAAACTCTCGTTAGATTTTGTATACGATACTAGGTAGTGATACACTAGCGACCCGTAAAAATTACAAAAATAGAGACAATCAGCAGGTAAGAGTCTAATATTACAGTAAAGAATTCTTGAACGCAATATTAAAATGATATTAGACTTGACTTCAACGACTATCCTGAAAGGGAGTACACTCAAGTGAGTGGAAATGGTGAGAACCTAAACATTAAGTTGTAGGTTAAGATATAGTCTGGTCTATATAGAGATATATAGCAGTTCATAAGAGAACGGGTAGTGATTAACGACCACTATTGAACACATCGGGAAAACAATACAAAACCTCTGAATTAATCAATGAACGTAAGAAAGCTATCTTAGACACTCTAGGTGCAGGTTTCCTAAACTTAGGGAATGATGGTGTAGGTAGTTATGCCTTATCGACAGGTAAACAATCCCTACATGCTTTCTATATGGAAAGACATTTAATGTTCATCAAGTCAGTATTTGAAAATGACTTAATCCCTCAATTAGCTGAAATTAATGGTTTAGCCTTATCAGAAGATGATATGCCTACATTAACATTTGGTGAGATTGATGAACCTGACTTAGATGTACTAAGTAAGGTCGGACAGAGGCTTGGATCTGCTGGGTTAATACCTAAAGAGAAAACCTTACTACTAGAATTCTGGAAACAGTTCGGACTAGATACTTCTGCATTAAAAGATATGTCTCAAGAAGAATTATTTGAACTACTTACCCCTGAAACATCAAGGGCTGGGGAAAGTGGTGGTTCAAGTGGAACAGGTGGTACTCAGTCCGGTGGAGCAAGTAGCTCTTTAAATTCAGATAATGCAGCATAGGAACAATATGAATAAAAGTAAAATATTAGATATGTTCTCTGAATTCTTAGAGACACATTTCTCAGGTAGTGAATCTAATCACAAAGAGTATGTAGAGTCCGAAACTGTAATAGTTAAATCACTTAACAGTGAAGAACGTAGAGCGCTCTTTGTGGTATTAGAACCACAAGATGATGACCTAGAAACTACAGACTTACACGCTGATACCTACGATAGTATTACAGTAGAGAAAGCTTGTCAATCCTTTAATAAACATTCTATGAAAGCTGGACTATATCATAAAGTTGTTGTTGATAATGAGCTAGTTGAAATAGAGCAATCATTCATATCACCTTCAAGTTTTGAATTAGACGATGGTAGGAATATTAAGAAAGGGACATGGTTAATGTGGATGCACTTCCCTGAACCTACCGATGGTAGTGAGGATTTAATATGGCCTCAAGTAATATCTGGGGAGTTCGAAGGTGTAAGTGTAGATTGTTCAGGATATGGAGTTGAACTGTGAGTAAACTAAAAGCTAAACGTAAGATATTAGAGTTTGACTTTGAGACTGAGGGTGCAAGTGTCCATCTAGTCAGTAAATCTCAAGGTGGAGCTGCTAACGGATTTAAAACATTAATAACTAAATCTCTATCAACTAAAGAACTACCAGACGTAACTGGAGAGATAGTTAAGTTAGAGAAGAAGTTAGAACAAATTAAAGTAACTATGAGTATGCAAGAGTTTCTTAGGAAGTTCTTCAACCTATATTATGACGATGCCGAGTTACTAACAAAATTACTTGGTTATCAAACTGAGTACGAAAGTTATCTTGAGTCAAATCAAGATGAAGAACCTTATGACCCGATGTCTTATTTAAATAGTAGGATGGAAAGTTTTGAGGTAATGAAATCTATGCACGAAGGTACACAACAAGAACTTTCTGCTTTAGATCTAGTAAGTATCCTAGAGATACAATCGAAAATTGAAAAACAATTAGAGGAAAATATGGATAAAATCACGATTGAGAAATCTCGTTTTGAATCTCTTGAGAATATTGAAAAATCTTTCAATGCTTTAGAAGCTGATAACGTAGCATTAAAAACGGACAATGAACTCATTAAAGCTGAGTTAGCTGAGTTTAAAAAGTCTGTAGAAGATAACAAATTAAAGGCGCTAGAGGCTGAGTTAGCTGAGTTAGTAGAAGCAGAAGAAATTCCTACTATTGCTAAATCACTTATCTCATTAGATGAAGCATCAGCACAATTAATTATCAAATCCTTGAAAACCAAAAAAGAAGTAGCAGACGCTAATATTGAAAAGTCTAAACTCTTTGAGGAAGTAGGTCATGGGGAAGATACTCCAGTGTTAACAAAAGAACAGGCTTTCGAGGCTCGTTTAGCTAAATCACTTCAAGAAAATAAATAATAAGGAAAATATAGATGACTATTATTGCTACAAAACAAGACGTTTTATCAAGCGTTCTTATGGCTGATTCTAACGCTTTAGTTGAGAATTATAACTATGCAGTACAAGAAGCAGAAGAAACTGCTATCGCCACTTACACTATTGGTCAAGTAGTTCGCTGGAATACTGACCATTGGCAGATTGTTAAGACTGCTGACTTTACTACTAATGCACTTAATACCACAGCATCTTTAGTTGGAACCGCTGGGGCTAAATTAGCCGTAGTAGTTGGTTTTGAGGGTCTTGGTAAAGATGGTATGACTAAAACTTTAGCAGCTAACACAGCTCAGAAAGTAGTTGTTTGCTATCGTGGCCCCGTAGCTATTAAAGAAGCTGGTTTAGTTTTTGATGCTGGTGTAACTGCTCCACAATTAGCTAATGCCAAATTGATTTTAGCTCAACAAGGTTTAGACCTTAAACAAGTTGCAGGAGCTATCACAACTAGCTTCTATGGCGCTTAATAATAATTATAATACGGAGAATAATATAAATGAAATTTGGTCGTTTTGATATCCAAAAAGCTGTAACTCGTGATTTAGGTGATTTAAACCATTTGCACGATATGACAGGTGCTTTACGTACATCCCCTAATTTACCTAACCTATTGACTACACTTATTGGTGATAGTTTCAATGTTGAGTTTCTAAGCACTGATACTTTTGAACATGATGTAACTAACCAGCGTGTTAGTGAGATTAAAGATAAGTCTTTCCATGAGCGTGGTAATTACTTTGATGCGCGTGAGCAAACCAAGACCCACCTTTTTAAAGTACCTTCTTTTGGTATTGCTTCTCACATTCGTCCTCGTGATGCTCTTAAAGCTCGTGTGGCTGGGACTAAAGACCAACTTGAGAATATTGAGAGTTTGGTTCAGAAAGACATTCGTGATATGCGTAACTCATTTGCGTTGTTACAAGAACGTGCAATTGCTTATACTATCACTGCTGGCGGTTTGTATGTTCCTAATGGTTCTGTAGCTTCTACTGACTTCTACTTAGAGTATACAGGTACAGCAGCAAGTTCACGTCCTAGTGTTGACTTCACACTTGGTACAGCTACTAGTTATCCTCGTGAAGCTGGTGAAAAAGCTCGTCAAATGATTGCAGATAGTCTTTTAGATGGTCAGTCAGTAGATGGTTATGTAGCATTATGTGGTCGTGACTTCTTTAACAAGCGTATTAAGCATCCTAAAGAAGAACAAGCTATGGTAGACCGTAGTGGTATCGCTGGTCAAGATCCTTTGATTCAACGTCTAGCTAACTACTCACAACAATACCGTATGTATCGTGGTGCTGATGATATTCTATATATCCAGTATGATGCTCGTATTGGTGGTACACCTCTAGTTGCTGACGGTGAGTGTTTTATCATGCCTGTCAACACTTCTGGTATCTTTACTCAAGCTTTTGCTCCTGCTGAGACTATGACTTACGTCAACACTATCGCAGAACGTGAATATGCTTGGAAAGTGGAAGATGAGTTCAGCGGTACTAAGTTGTTCATGGAGTCTAACTTCGGGATCTACTTACAGAATCCTAACAGCATCATCAAAGGTACTTCAAGTAACTAATATGTTGTTAAATAGGGGGCTTAATAGCCCCCTTCTTTTACTAAGGGAAAATAAGTGATAGATATAAATTTTATAGATAAAAATTCTTTAGTGAGAGCTAACATAGGTGATGCAACAGGGGAGTTTGTTAGTGAGGAAACTATAACTACCGCCCTATTGTCAGTAGACAATAATGTTAATAAAGCCTCCGTGTTAGTAATGGAAGCTATGTTAACATGGTTTAGCACTCTCGCAGAGAAAGAGATTGTTGACGAAGTAGAGGTTACATACGGTAATCTTTATAATAAATATAAAGTAGTTTTAGATAATTTTAAATCTAAGGTATATGCTAAAAACAGGATACCAATTCTGATAGGTGGAGTATCCCTAGAAGAGAAGAACAGAATTAACGAGGATTTGGATACTGTAAGTCCTTTTGATTATTCCGATTGGGATAGGTTAGTAAATAGAACTAAATTGTTTAGTGAGGATGAGAACCCTAACTATGGGCAATATTAGACGAACAACACGAAATTTAGAAAAACTAATTTTAAAGATTAAAAAGTTAGCGGAAAGTAATGTAGAAAGTGGTTATTTTATAGAGCAAGGTGATCACCCCGAAGCTGGTATACCTTTCGTTAGTTTAATGTATAAACATGCAATGGGAGCAGGTGAACTACATGCTAGAGATCCTTTACCTGTAACCTCCAACATTATGAAGATTGGTAGCTTTCAAAAAAATGCTCATAACAATTTATCCAAGTATCTGTACACCTCAAGTAGATTATCCACACTGTTAGATAAAACAGGTAAAGAGATAACTCTAATAGCGACTAGTACGTTTGGCTCTACCTCATATTATCAACCAAACTCCCCTCAGTGGGCTGAGATTAAAGGTGATAATACCCCATTAGTATATGAAGGTCATCTTAGAGATGCTTGGTCTTACAGAACTAGTGATAATCAATTTATAAGAAAATAGAGGGTCTGTCAATGAGATTATTTAATAAACAGATCACTATTTTTAGAGACTTAAGTGACTCAGGTTATTATGACGAAAATGAGAAATGGGTAGATGGTGTATCTAGTACTCCTGTTCGTATCGTTGGAAGTATACAACCGTATGGAAAAGGGCATACTAAAAATGAGTTACCAGATGGTGTAAGGACTGACGATGTGGTCATATTGAGAAGTAAAAGTAAACTAGTCACTCAAGATGACTTATTAAAAACCACTCCCGATGAGATGGAATACTTGGGTGCTACTTACCAATGTTTCACTGCTGATAAATGGTCACAAGGATTAAGGTCTGATCACTATATGGGTATATTCATAAGGAAAGATAAATTATGAATATGAACATTAAAGGTATAAAACTAGCGTTAGTTGATATCACGAGACAATTGATAGGAAGTAGTTTATCACAAATACCCGCTGGAAACAATACAACTAAAGCTGCTGTCATTCTTAATAGAGCCGCTGGCAATAAGCCTAAGTTTCCTTACGCTATAGTAGACTGTATAGGAGTTGACTCTATAGGTTATTCATCCTTGAATAACTACATGAATGAGGATGATGAGCAAGTAGATGAATTCAGTCATGTTGGCAGATTCACCATACAAGTTAGTGGTTCAACAGACGACGATGTTCAAAGTTTAATTGTTAATCTCCGTAGTAAGTTATTCACTTCGAAAGGTTTGTCCCTTATAGACAGCATACCTAATACTGGTTTACTAAGTATAGAACCTGCAACATTCTTTCCATCATTTATGGTCACAGACTATGAAGAAGCATCCAGAATAATAATAAACTTTTCCATAAACGATATATACACAGATGACACTGTTGGTACATTGGAGTCTATTGACTTGGATGGTGAACTTTATAAAGACTTTTCACAAGACGATACTCCTCTGAGTATTAACACAATCGCCCCTTAAAACTAGGAGTTTATAAATGGCATATCAAGACATTGCAAATATTAACATATCTTTGCAAACATCGGGAGTAACGTCAATAGGCTTTGGTACACCATTGTTTATTACGTCTAGTCGATACTTCCCAGAGCGAGTTCGTTCTTACAGTTCTATTACAGAAGCTGCTGAGGATTTACCTACAAGCTCTAACGCTTATAAAGCTGTAGCAGCTTTTTTAAGTAACACACCTTCACCATCTGTTGTTAAGATTGGTCGTAGAGAAGCAGATTTAGAATTAACTGTATTAACAGGCTCTACATCCGCATCATTGACTTTCTATGCCTCTGACGGTACAGATACTTTCGCTTTACCTGTCAATATTACATCCGCTGCTGATGCCTCTGCTGTAGCTACAGCTATTGCTGCTGCTATTGAGGGTGATAGTGATATTGGTGCATTAGTTGTTGCTACAGCATCCTCTGGTACAGTCAGTGTTGACGTAGCTAACTCTAACTATACATTCTGGGTTAAGAATTTATCATCTAGCTTATCAGAGGAATACACCTCAACAGAGACAGCTAGTGAGGTTATGGCAGCTTTAGATGCTGAAGATAGCGATTTCTATTTTGTCACAGCAGATGACCATACACAGACATTTGTACTAGCATTAGCTGCTGATGTAGAAGCTCGTACTAAAATGTACTTCTTCTCAAGTCAAGAGCAAGCAAGTATCGCTACATATAATGAAGGTGCTGCTACAGACACTCTAGGTAAGATTGCTGATGTAGGGTATAACCGCACTAAAGGTATGTTTTCAGATGTTGCTGACACTACATTCCCTGAATGTGTATATGTTGGGTATAACTCTGTATTTGACGCAGGTAGTGTAGCTTGGTCAAACTTGCAATTAACAATTGCTCCTGCTAAAGACCCTCTAACTGGTGCAGTTTTAAGCACTACCCAGAAGTCTAACCTCAATGACCGTAAAGCTGCTTATGTAGAGAAGAAAGGCGGTTTGAATGTACTGAGAGGTGGTAAGGTTGCTAGTGGTGAATACATAGATGTTATTCGCGGTAGAGATAACTTAGACGTAGATTTAGATACGGCATACACTAATTTATTAGTTAATCAACAAGGCAGTAAAATTCCTTATAATGATACTGGTATTTCTAAGTTAGAAGCTACTTGTAAAGGTATTCTAAACTTGTATGTTAATCGCGGATTTATTAACAGTAACTATATCCTAAACTTCCCTAAATCAGATGCAATTCCATTAGTTGATAAACAAGCTCGTATCTACCGTCAAGGTTCATTCCAAGCTGAACTTACAGGCGCTATTTTGTTTGTAGAATTGACTGGCACACTGTCTTTAGACTTATAATAGAGGAAATATAAATGGCTGAAACACAAAAGGTCTGGAGTCCCGCTAAAACTAACGTAAACTGGGGCGGCACTTTCACCTTTAAGGGTTTTGCAGAGGGTACTTTTATTACTTCCTCTCGCAATACCGACAATACAAGACAAGTAGTAGGGGCGCATGGTGATGTAGCTCTTACATTAAATGCTGATAGAACAGGTACAGTGACTGTCACATTACTACAGACCAGCGAAACTAATCGTATCTTAGCTAGTATTCAAGCTGCACAAGATGAAACTGGAGAATTATACAGAGCTGACTTAACTATTTCTGACCAAAGTGGTAGTAACTTAGTAGATGCTCAAGCTTGTCATATTATGACTACACCAGAGAATGCTTTGTCGGATGACCAAACATCAAAAACTTGGGTATTCTATAGTGAAAAATTGACATATCTGCCTGTTCCAACTGGATATATCAAAACTGTATCAGAAGAAGCTAGGGCAAACAACTCACTGAGTGCTATTAGAACGGCTAGTGAAGCGCTTAAGAATCTAGCTTAACATTGTAGGTGAAATTATTAAAGGGCTTTATTGCCCTTTTTTACTATTAGGAGGAGATTAAAATGAGTTTTAAAGAACAACAATCTAAATATATGAGAGACGGTAAATTAAGTTCTGGTAAGAAGTTTACAGTAAAGATACTACGAACTATGGCTGGTATTACCGTTGCCAGAAAGTTGAATAAGATTATATTACCTCTGATTGGAGGTGGTGCTGATGGTTTAAAACATGATGACTATATTCATGGTGCTCCGCAGTCTTTCACTAACCTAGCCTTACTATTATGTGAACAACTAGACAAAGCTCAAATTGAGGATTTAATTATAGTGTTATTAGAGGATTTATCTATTGATGGTAAAGACGTTAATATAGATGACTATTTTGCAGCCAATTATGGTGAGTTAGTAGAGATACTAGAATTCTCTTTAAAGGAGAACTTTGGAAGTTTTTTTACGGGAAAGGGTATACAAGCCCTTTTGACAAAGAAAATCAAGGGTCTTTGGGACAACACTCAATCAGAGTTATCGGACAAATCAGAGACGGAACTAGATTAAGTGAAGATGAGTCTTTAATTTATTATGTATATCGGTCTAAATATAATAAAGAGACTTTACATTACTTAAAAGAAGGTATGTCATTAAATGAGTTCTTAGTTCATCTTGATTTTATTAGCCAACAAGAGGATCTTGAATATGCGGTACATAAAGACCAAACACAAAATAAGTAGGTTATCAAATGAATCAAGGTAACTTAGAAAAGTTTATTATTGACTTAGGATTTTCTGATAAGAAAGCCATAACAGGATTAAAATCTTTCTTAAAGAAAGTTGATAATATGAAAGCTAATGTCAAAGTTAATGTTGACAAGAGTTCATTAAATAAAATATCTAAAGATATTAAGTCTGCTACTGGGTCTGTAGTAAACCCTTTAAAAATGTCTCCTGAGATGAGTAGCCATGTAAGTAAGTTTCGTAAGAGTGAGGCTGAGAAACAATTAGCTCATGAGAAAGCCTTACATCATGAACGTAAAAGAAATATAGCCGCTGAGAAAGCTCAAAGGGAAAGAGCTGATAGGTTTAAGAATAGTTCATTATATCGTAGGATAGCTGATTCAGACCCATCTAGGGCAGAGAGATACTACCAACAAGCTAAGACTGTTAGAGGCAGTAATACACAGTTTGGGACATGGCAGACTGATATTAGAAATGCAGAGAAAGCATTAGGAACATTCAACCGAAAACTTAAACAAACAACTGTCATACAAAGAGGATTATCTGACTCTACAAGAAATATGATAAGGTCATATGCTAGTGTCTATGCTTTAGGTGCTGGAGGTATGGCAATCAATAAGGTAGGTAGAACGTTTGAAGGTGCTGCTGCTGCTATGAAAGCTGTCAGTACTGACTCTAAGGAAGCAGAGGCTAACTTAAAGTTTTTAAAAGACGAAGCTAAAAGGTTAGGTCTTGGAGTAGGGGAATCTACTAAGAACTTTGTTAAGTTAAGAGCTGCAATAGGTGACAAAGCTAGTAATGAGGAAGCTAGGAAAGCTTTTACAAACTTATCTGAAACAGGTACAGTATTTCAGTTAAGGCCAGAGGAAATGAACAGAACGATTAAGGCTTAATGTTAGGCTCATACATTAGTGATAATGTAAAGAAAACTGGTTTAATTGCTGGAAAGCCCTTAGAGCTTGTAGATACTAAACAAATATGATAATATGTATTTGTGGCTTAAGAGTAATGTCTTAAGGTATAGTTATAAGTCTACAAGATTGGGTGATCAGCATCCACGTTGTCTACTAGAAAGAATTCATAAATAGAGTAGGCATCAGGATCAACGACTATCCGCAAGGAGTAGGCTCAAGTGAGTCGAAAATCCAGCCCTCATAAGAGGTGAAGATATAGTCTCTACTTCTATGGAAACATAGAGATGCAAGTAATGTTGCTGGGTGTGATTAACGACCACATTTGAAGATAATAGGTACAACAAATGTTCAGTAAATCTGGTATTATGGCGGAAGAATTAAAACAACAACTAGGTGATGTTCTTCCTACAGCAATGGTTGCCTTAGAGAAATCTACAGGTAAAACCTCCACTGAATTATTCAAAATGATGCAGATGGGTCAATTAGGGCAAGAGTACATCATGCCTTTCTTAGATGCTATGGCAGACATGGCTAAAAAGAATGGTGCATTAGAATCTGCGTTACTCTCAACAGCTAAAGCTCAAGATAAGTTTATGACTGGTGCTGAGATAGCTGGTAACACTATTTACACATCTGGATTTGCTGAAGGATTAGGTGAACTATTCAGAAATATGACAGAGGAACTTGAAGGGTCAGAGGATGCTTTAAAGTCTCTAGGGAAAGTGTTCAGAGTATTCTTTAAAGGAGTTAGCAATCTTATTAATCTTATCACTCCAGCTTTCAGAATGTTGGCTTTAGTAATGGGTAGTGTGGTTGATGCCTTTGAGTGGTTGTTTGGTAAACAGATGGGGGACAATATACTAAGTACTGGTGTGATGGTAGGAATGTTAATACTCAAGTTTAAATTACTGACAAAAGCAGCTAAATTATTTGGGTATGAGTTGAAAATGGCTCTATTACCTCTTACAGCCATCATGGTTATATTAGATGAGTTGTATTCTTTCATGGATGACAGTCGAACCAACAGGATTGAAGAAGTAAGTGGTATACAAGGGTGGCAATCACTTAATCCATTTCATCCTGTAAATATATCTAATGGGGAGATAGCTATGAAGAACGCTCACCTTCAATATGCCAACAATCAACCTATAAATGTCACCGTACCAGTATCAATTGATGGTGTTAAGAAATCAGTTGATGAACAAATGAGTGTAGTGATGGGTAACTCAATGGTAGGTAACAGATGATAATATCAGAATTTTATATCGAAACAGTACCCTCTTATGAGGGTGAGTCAGTGGAGTATTATCAACTAACATGTACTACCGACTTCACAATAACTCACTCAGGTACAGCTAGTAGTCACCCCACTGTAGATAGGAAAACTATATCCGATTCTTACATAAATCAATCCGTAACTATATCTTGTAATGGAGTGGTTTCTAATATAGTTAATTTGTCGTTAGATAAAATACAAAGGACAGTTGGTGATAATGTTAATAGCATAGTTGCTCTTAAAGAGACTGGTAATCCATTTACTATCCACTATGACTCACAAGTTTCAGGTGAGGGTCTAACTAATTGTGTATTCACATCACTTACATTCACTAAGGGTTCTGGGTATGGTACATCTTATGATGTTTCTTTTACAGCTCAACAGATACTCAAATCTAGTAAGGTTAGTATTATAGATGAGGAATTTAAGCAAGACAGTAAGGTGAATAGTCAAAGTTCAGGTAAGAGTACATCAGGTAATACCGCCACTACTGAGGTTAGGTCTAATAGTACACTCAATGCCTTAGCGAAAGCAGCAGGTGGGGATGATTAAATGATTAGAATAAATAATAGTACAAAACCTTACTCTGAACAAAATGTATCTTTATCTGGGGTATCCTTAACCTTAATCCTTAAATATAATATCATCAACAGTTCATGGTATCTCGACATTAAAGACCAATCTGGCTCTGTAGAGATTATATCTGGTATTAAAGTTATGAGGAATAGTAATCTAACTGGTAGGTATATCCTTGAAGGTTTTCCTGACGGGAATATATATTGCCTACAAAATAAAAGTTCTGATGATTTAGTTACTAGGAATAACCTTGGAGCTGATTTAACACACAGTCTTTATTGGTTAACGTCATTAGAGGAACAGGAGTTTGGTATAGATGGCTACATACAATTATAAAAGGGTTTATTCATTAATAGTGGGTAAGCCACCCCTCTCCAAACCCCTCCCTACCCAAGCATATGTACCCTTTACTTCTTCCGATGCTTTCCAATTCACTGAATTATACGAAACTAACACAGACTTTAAAATAGAAGTTCCTTCTAGGTCTGTATACATTAGTGATTTACAAATGGTTGCTGATATTAGTAGTAGCTCTGAATCATCGAGTGATGGTGATAAAGCTACTATTAAAATATATAACCTACCTGACTCAGAGAGAGGTATTGTTCAGGCCATTGATAGCAATATAATACTCAAAGCAGGGTATGAGTCATCTATTAAAGATGGTAACACATCATCACTACCTATAGTATTTGTTGGACAAGTAGCTTATTCTAAAACTCACTGGGAAGGAGCTGATAGAGTAACTACTTTAAATTGTAAGGCTGGATTTACTCCCGCTACCTCTGTTAAAATATCTTACACTTTACCACCTTTAGCTCCTCAATACCAGACATTCTCTGAAGTGTTTTATGCGTTAGGGGATATATGGAAAGAGAATGGTGTGTCTAGTGTTAATATGGAATTAAGTCAAACTGCGTGGAATGATATAACCGCACCAAGCCCTCTTACACAGTCCATTGAGTACGGATGGTCTTATGAAGGATACCTTAGAGATGCTATGGATGACTTGTGTGGTATGTATAACTACGTATGGTATATCACTAATAATAACTTATACGTACACCATAAGAAATTTAACAAGTTTGCCTCTTTCATAGATTTAGATGAGAATCAGACATTAGAAATACAAGATGAACAGGATTCTTCTAAAGCAGTTGATACGAAGGATACTTCTAAAAGAGTTAAAATTAAGTTATTGCTGGATGGCAGGATTAAGGACGGTTACATGCTTAGAATACCTTTTGGTGAGTACAAAGGTACTTACTCAATTAAGGGTAGGTCTTATTCGTTAGATTATAGAGGAAATGATTGGTACATTAACCTCATCGCGGAGTCAATATGATATCACAGTATGAAGTTATACAATCACATATTAGTAAATTTAAAGATATGCTCTACACTTCCTGTCCAGCAAAAGTTATTAAAGTTAACTTAGTAGGAAATTCTATTGAGAGCATCAATGTACGTCCTACAGTTGCTAGGTTATACCCTAGCGGTGATATACATGATAGACCTATTATTTATAAAGTACCAGTAGTGTTTCCTTCAGGTGGTGGTGGAATATTCTCATTCCCTATATCAGTAGGAGATACTGTATTACTCATGTTTATGATGGAGGATAATGAGAATTTCTTAAATGATTCATCACCTATACCTAAGTCATTAAGACAGTTTAGTTATAATGATGCTGTAGCGATTCCCAGTCTTTACCCTTTCAATAAAAATCTACAACCTTCTTCTGAGAATGTAGAACTAAAATTTAAAGATACCGTCATTAGTATAGACCCTAATGGTGATATAGTCATAGATGGCGCTGAGAACGTCACCATAAAGAATTCTACCACTGTGACTATAGTTAGTACAGATATAGTTTTAGATGGCTCTGTGACGTGTACAGGCGCTCTAAGGGTGGATGGAGATTTAACATCAGGAGGTGATGTTTCTACAGATGCAGGTATATCTTTGAATAGTCATAAACATTCAGGAGTTAGGACTGGTGACAGTGTATCAGGAGCACCCGTATAATGAGTGATTTAAAATTAACAAAAGAACACGACTTACAGATAACAAATGGTGAGTTGGTTCTTATATCAAGTAAAGATGAGTGGGTTGCTCAGAGGGTCAAGATTAATCTTAAAACCTATAAGGGTGAGTGGTACTTAGATAACACAGTAGGTGTTCCTTATTTCCAAACTTTGTTAAAGAAGAATGTATCAATCACCCTAGTAGATTCAATATTTAAGAATGTCATAACCAGCACCGTAGGGGTTAATAAGATTACATCCTATAATTCATCCCTAAAAGATGGTACTTACACCCTTAACTTCACTTTTGTAAGTGACAGGGGAACTATCCAATCCATTTTCGAAACAATAGATTTATAAAGGAGATCAGATGCCAATAACATCTAAAGGTTTTGAAGCCAAACGCTTCTCAGAGATTGTGGCTGATTTAAACCAGTCTCTGATAGATAACCTAGCAATAGAACTAAATACAAGCTCAGAGACAGTGTTAGGTGTGATAACAAATATATTTGCATCTAGTATTGCAGACCAAGAGGAATTAATACAATCTATTGCTAGTAACTTAGATTTAGATAAAGCAGAGGGTGTTTACTTAGATAATATCGTAGCTAAGTTAGGTTTAAGAAGATTGTCAGAAGGATACACTACTGGTACGGTTTTTGTTAAAACAGCTTTAGACGGTGCACTTGTACCTAATGGTACTTTATTCTCTGACAGTAGCAATAATAACTATCGAACAACAGCTTCTTCAACGTTAAATTCACAATCTTGTTCAAGCTTAACATTCTCTCCAAATACAGATGTAGGAACATTTACATTAAATATTAATGGAGAAGAGTTTACCATTGTAATTGGTTCATCCGCATCATTAGAGGATATTGCCGTAGCATTACAAGCTGCAATACTCCTAGAAGCCCCTACAGCGTACACAGTGGCGAGATCTGGGTCATCTGTTACTCTAGTAGCGGTAAATAAATTCGTGCCTATAAACGCCTCTAGGAACGCTAATATAAGCTTTACAGAATTAGAAGGGTCTGTCTCTGTAACCGCTACACAAGTGGGGGCAATTAATCCTAATATCGGTACTGTGACTAACATTGTAACTAATAGTGGAAACCTTATTTCTTGTACCAATTATGACACATTTACTGTTGGTAGGGATAAAGAGACTGACGAAGAACTTAGAATAAGACATAGAAACTCTACACAGTTATCAGGTAGCGCTACCAGCAATTCTATATATGCTGCACTAAGTAATCTGGAGGGTGTATCCTTAGTAAGAATATTTACTAACACTACAGCGGAAAATGATGAGACAGGTAGACCCCCTAATACATTTGAATGTGTAGTAGAAGGTGGTGACACTCAGTTGATTGGTGAAACCATATGGAATAAGAAACCTTTATCTGTAGGTACTTATGGCGAGTTAACCACTTTAGTTACTGATTATGCAAATAAACCTCAAGCTGTGCAATGGAGTAGACCTGTACTGCGTTATATTAATGTAAGAGTTACTTATACAGTTTACGATGAGGAAACCCTTCCTGATGATGTTGGGACTGCTATTAAAGACGCTATTGTATCCTACGGTGATAATTTAGGTTTAGATACAGATGTTATCCCTCAAAGATTCTACGGTGTGATTTATAATGCCACTACAGGACTAGGGGCTATATCTGTAGAAGTTGGTGCTTCTCTATCCCCATCATCCTCCACACCAGATGACATTGCATATTCTACTAATAAGATCAGCATTGACCAAAGACAAAAAGCAGACTTTGATGCCGTTCGTATACAAGTTATAGCAGCTTAGGGGGAAATATGGCTGATATATTAATTAAGGATTATGTACAGCAAGGTGAGGATAGGTTGTTAGATCAGTTTAGCAACTCACCTATTATACAAGGGGTTCTGTCTACATACTTAAATGAGTTATCTAATACACAAACATCCTCCATCAGTTTACTAGATATACTCAACATTGAAACAGCTTATGGGTACAATTTAGATTTGATAGGGAAAATGGTGGGAGAGGAGAGATTAGGTAATTCTGATACACAATATAGAAAGAATATCAAAGTAAAAATATTTCTTAACTCATCCAAAGGTACTCCTAATGATTTATTAGAGATATTAGATTTACTTACTGAATCTACTTCATTGGAGTTATTTGAACACACCCCTTTACATAGTATTTTCTACACTGATTCCCCCACTATAAGCGACAGTGTACCAAATACCTTACTTCAATCATCCCCTGTATGTTCTCATTATGTTGGTGTAATACATGACCCAAATAAGAATGCCCTAGTTCCTAGTGAATTAGAGATAGGTGGTGGAATATTAATTGATGATAATAATCGTGATTTAGTGACAGATGAAGATTACAACATAGCGGTAAACTATCTAACTGCACTTAGCAGTGTTAATAGTGAAAGAGGTATATTACCTGAGATAGATGAATTATCAGGATACAGAATACCAGCCGAATTCTACACAAGTTTATAACAATAGGAAATATAAATGGCAATAACACCAGATGATTTCAAATGGGCTGACTCTGATGTCAATGACCCAATTTCAGGTAATCCAAATAAAGTAGAACCAGACCCTTCTTTTAAGAGTTCGGGTTTGTTAGCTGGCGAACCTCTCAGTAGACCACACCTAAACTACCAGTTCAATCAATATCATAAAGCAATGATTGACTTACAAGCGCAAATAAATGGGTTAGTACTAGGTAGTGGTACTGCTTTACTAGAAACAATATACCATGTTGGTAGTGTATATACCAGTAAAAGTTCTACTTCACCAGCCACTAGGTTTGGTTTTGGTACTTGGGTACGAATCAAAGGTAAATTCATTGTAGGTTTAGATGAAGCGGATACCGCCTTTGATGGTGCTGGTGAGGAGGGTGGCAGTAAAACCCACACTCATACTAATACATTAAGTGTAAATGGTCATGTTTTGACTATTGCAGAAATGCCATCACACACTCACTCTATTGCTTTTACGACTGGTGAGAATGATGGTTCACCTAATGGTAACGATGTCAGAAACTCACAGACTCCTGCCGAATTTACAGCTACTACCAACTCCGCAGGTAGTAACCAAGCCCACACACATGGATTATCTGGTGGTGTAGGCACATCATCTAATATCCCTCCCTATAAAGCTTATTATATTTGGGAGAGAACAGCATAGGAAAGGTTTATGGCATTTGATAGAATTGAATTAACAGCGTTACCAGAAGCTACTGCATTACTAGACAATGATAAAACAATATTTCATATTAAGGATGTAACTACAGGAGTAGACTCTAAAGTAAAACTTAGCACTCTTAAATCTATGATACTTACCACAGTAGCGGGTAATACAGATGCTATTATTGATGATATCATAGATGCTATTTTACCACAAATTGAGTCTAGTTTTGAAGAAAATTTAGAACAACAAGTTAACGATTTAATAGATGCTTCTTTTGCTGATGGTAGGATAGATGAAAAAGTACAAGAGGTATTAAGTCAATTTGCTGAAGACCCTAGAGTTGAGATACTAGGTATTGTAGATAATATATTTGCTAATGCTCAAACTAACCAAAAGTATGATAAAGAAGTTGCACTTATAAATCAAGATTTAGATAATCTTAATAATGTTATTATACCTCAACTAAATGAGACATTAGACCAAGCTAAGTTGGATATTGAAAATCTGAACGCAGTGGATTTAACTGACTTACAAAACAATCTTGATGACCTACAACTAGAGTTAGATGAATTAAATAGTGTAACATTACCTCAGTTGGTTTTAGATATAGAAGCTGCTGAGGATGATATATCAACATTAAATAATTTAGATTTACCACAAGTTAAATTAGATTTAGAACAAGCCGAAGCGGATTTATTCAATCTCAATACTATAACTCTACCCTCCGTTTTACAAAGTATATCAGATTCTCAGACAGAAATTGACAATCTTAATGATGTAACATTGCCAGCAGTTAATGTGAGGATAGATGAAGTAGAGGATGATGTCAATACTTTATTTACAGTTGACCTACCAGCTATACAGTCAACATTAGATGACAACACTCAAGACATTGAGAATCTTAACTTAGAGTTAGATAATTTAAGCCTATCACAAGGGGATTTAGAGGATTACAGATTAACCATTATCAATACTGTCTCTAATGTACTTGAGTCTGCTAATATAGACAACAAAGTAAGTCAAACTAACCAAGATTTAGATTTCCTAAATAATTACACATTGATAAATCTTAATAGTGAATTATCCCAAACTAAGTCTAACATTGACACCCTTAATAACACCATCATACCCTCTATATCTGACACTCTAACCTCAGTTGAAGGTGAATTATTATCTGTAAATGGTAAATTCCCAATAACTGGGACTGACATCTCAAATAATGCAATCACCTCTGAGAAGATATTGGCTAACACAATCACTGGTGATAAATTAGTAGCTAATGCTATAAGCGCCAGAGAAATAGCGGCTTTAAGTATCACTGCTAATGAGTTAGCTGCTAATAGTGTTAACGTTGATAAATTAACAGCTAACAGTGTTAATGCCAGTAAGATTGTAGGCTTGACTATCACTGGAGATAAGATAGCTGGTGAAACTATATCTGGCAACAAGTTAATAGCTAATACCATTACAGCGAATGAAATAGCCGCTTTAAGTATCACATCTAACGAGATAGCTGCTAATACAATCACAGGGGATAACCTTGTTGTCGGTACAATTACCTCATTAGAGTTAGCCACCAATAGTGTTATATCAGCTAAGATAGCTGCTGGGGCGGTTATAGCAGACAAGATAGCAGCTAATAGTATTGACGCAAGTAAGATTGTTGCAGCGTCTATAACAGGTGATGAAATAGCAGCACTAACTATAACGTCTGATAATATCTTAGGTAAAACAATTACAGCCAATGAGATAGCTGGTTTAACTATAACAAGTGCGGAAATAGCTGCTGGGGCTATAGGTGCTGATAAGATAACTGCTAATAGTATAACTGCCGCACAAATAGCTTTTGGGACAATAACAGGTAACAAGATAGCGGCTCTGACTATTGATGCAGGTAATTTAAATACTAATAGTGTAACTGCCAGTAAAATTGTTACGGACGCTGTAACGGCTGATAAAATTCAAGCCAATGCTGTAACTGTAGATAAGTTAGCTGCCAACAGTGTTAATGCCAGTAAGATTGTGGGTTTGAGTATTACTGGTTCACTTATAGCAGGTGACACTATATCCGGCAACAAGTTAATAATAAATAGTATTAATGGTGATAGGATTACTACTAATACCCTTAATGGTAACAAGATTATAGCCAATACTATTAGTGCTGATAAGATTGTGTCTAATAGCATTACCGCATCGCAGATAGCTGGTTTAAGTATCACCTCTAACGAGATAGCCGCTAATGCTATAACTGCCTCTAAGATATTAGCTGGGGAAATCACAGGTAATAAACTAGCAGTAAACACCATTACAGGTGATAAGATTCAAGCCAACACTATAGATGCTTCCTTAATCAAGACTGATGCTATAGAGTCTTACGCTATTAAAGCTGGAGCTATTGTTACTGATAAGATTGCTGCTGATACCATAACAGGTGAAAAGATTCAAGCTAATACTATAGCTGTTAGGAATTTAGTTGTAACAGATTTCACTAACTTAGTTAATGGTTCAAATTTCGATAACGATGAAAGAATACCTTGGACTGGTATATCATCCTACCCACAATTAACCTTAGCAACAGATCAAAAGTATTCAGGAACAAGGTCTTTAAAGTGTACGGCTAGCAGTGGTATCAAGTCTATTGTTATACCCACTAAGTACGAAGTTAAATCTGATGAACAGTGGTATATAGAATTCTATGTTAGAACTGATTCATCATATAATGGAGCTAATGGTGGGGCAGGTAATTCTAAATTACGGTTTGGTGATGACAACAACTCAAATTCCTTATTGGGGGATGTAAGATATGTTGCATCTAACGGTACGTGGACAAAAGTTATAGGTAACATTACTTTTAATGTCAACACAAATGTCAAAATAACCCTTAACTTTGACCACACAGCAGGTACGATATGGATTGATAATATTATTGTCCGTAGGAAGTCTGCTGGAGAGTTGATTGTAGATGGAGCTATTACAGCAGATAAGATATCAGCTAATGCTATTACAGCAGCTAAGATAAGTTCTACTGCATTAGATAGTAGACTTATAACAGGTACTCTTATTAGGACAGCCCCTTCCACATCTACTTCCCCTAGAGTTGTTATCGCGGGTAGTGCTGTTCTGGAAGATGGTAACACCTCTGTTGCTGATTTCCCTTTATGGTATGGGACAGGCTCAGTATCTACCGCTAATGCTACATTCGCTGTAACCAGCATTGGTACGATATATGCTAAGAATATGGTTATTGAGGGTGCAAGTGTGTTCAAAGGGACTGTTACAGCCAGTACAATAAACTCTACTAACATTAGTGGGGGTACAATTACAGGTACTACTATTAATGGAGGGACTATTAATGGAACTACAGGGAATTTCTCTGGTACAATAACCGCTGCTAATATAGTTGGTGATGTCTTAGATGTAGATACTGTGGTATTTGTGTCTGCTACTGATATAGGCACAAGCTATGATAGTAGAATTACTTTTACAATAGCCTCTTCCACCTTTGATAGAGTGTTAACTTTCATAACTCCTATAACTGTACTTGATGGCCCAATATCTTATAAGTTACAGATAGATGGTGTGGATGTTAAACTAGGAGATAAGTGGTCTGGAAGTAGTAATACACCATTCTATGAAGACGGTGTGTTACAAGGTCAGAGCTTCACACCCAAAAACTTGACAATTTTAGCTGGGTCTAATAGAACTATAAGTGTTCCTATAAAAGCTACAGGTTCTTCTACCGCAGCTAGAGTGAATTCTTCTCTACACGCAGGTTCTGAGGCTATAACTGGGAATTCTTTAAGTGGATTGTCACTACTTTTAGCTAAAAAAGGTAGTGGTTTTATAGTTTAACTTAAAACTCCCACACATAGTCAACAAACACCTCAGTCACTTGATACTCAGAATTGTTATTAAAAGGCTTGCCTGAAAGGTACTGACTTCTGTGGTTAACTCCATATAAGAAATTATCTTTCTTAGTCCCACTTCAATTCTAGCTGATATAGGAATAGTTGGGGAATTATCTCTCTGTAGTTAAGTTACCTATTATAATAAACTGTTTACGTTAGATGTCAAACACTTTATGCAAAATAAGTAGAAATAAATTTCAGATAAACAAATAATAAGGAAACAATATGGCAGTAAATTCAATTAAACCATTAACTGCTGCTAGTGCTACTGCTACAAATGGTAGTATCACAGTAACAGTTTTTGGCAGTGTAGATTGTTCTAGGGTATATGAAGGTACTCTAGTTCAAATAGGGGATTTCCAAGTAGTGGAGGCTGTTAGCGGTACTGCTGTAGATAGTGGTACTGGACAGTCTACAATTACTTTAAGAGTAGCGTGGCCTGAGTCCACCACTACTGATAAGCTGATAGCTTGGAACAGTATTGAGGGGTTAGGTCAAGCTATTCAAAGGGCTAGAGATGTAGTTGCTAACACTGCTGCTATTGAGGCATTATCGGGTAGCGGGTTAGTAGAGAAAACTGGCGCTACAAGCTACACTACAGTACCTATTACTACAGCAGGTAAAGCTTTACTAGATGATACTAGTAATACTGCACAAAGAACTACTCTAGGGTTAGGTACTGCTGCTACTGCTACTGTAACCACAAGCGCAACTGATATAACAGCTAATAGACTGTTGAAAACTGCGGATGGTGGTTTTATGACTATTGGTCAACCTACTACTGAAGTTTTAGACGATTCCACACACCAACCAACTTCTTTTATGCGTGACGCAGATGGGTCAGCTTTTGGTTTTGCTGCTGCCGTTATGAATATGCGCTACAACACCACCAGACAGTCGCAAATAGCAATATCCAACGGTGGTGGGGCATCCAGAATGGCGTTTAGGACTATGGTTTCTAACGACACTTGGGATGGGGTTAAAGAAGTCTACCACTCAGGAAACTTTAGTAAAAACGAAATAACTGCATCATCAGCAGGGCAGGTCATGGCACAAGGGATTACTGTGAGTGAGACAGCGATACGATTCTATAGATCAATACACAACATAGATAAACCTACATCACTAACACTATCAACCTCTACTGATTTTGACGTAAAAACTTTAACGTCTGGTGTCGTAGCGTCAGGAGTGACGCCTGTAATTAATGGTACTTCCTCTGCTGGTATTCTAGTTTTTGATGTTACTGGATTATCAGGGTTAACAGCAGGTCTTGATTACAATTTAACAGCAGCCAGCGCCACATCATCAATCGAATGGAATTAATATTATGACTATTACATATACCCAAATAACACCTACCGAAATACAAACGATTGAAACATTACAAGATGGGCGTTTTCGTTCTAGCGCTCTAGCTAAAGTTAACAACGAGTGGTACTCAGGTGATAATTTAGTTGATTTAACTAATAAGACTGTCGAATGGTTAGACATTCCAACTTATGAAGCAGAGCAGGATGCCATAACTGCATTGCAAACGTTCAAATCAAATCGTCAATCTCAACTAGACAACGCAGTAGTAGACGCGAACGGTTTTCTATTCGACGCAGATGAGAAATCTATTGGTAGACTATCATACGCAATAAGCGCTGCTGTAGAGGACGGAATGATAGATACTGATAATGTTGAATGGTCATTAGCTGATACACCAACAGGTGTTATGACAAGTGTAACTCTGGCAGACCTGAAATTAGCCAGAAAGTTGGCTGTTCAGAACATGTCTACAATATGGGCAATCTCTTAGTGAGGTTGCCTTACCTACAATTTTACTCCGACAAAACTAAATACGCACATAGCAAGTTGTTTACCATAACTACTAACCCCTTATATAAAGATAATAAAGGGTTAGATATACATGAATATGAACACATAAAACAATTCTACTTAATGTGGTTATTGTCGGTAATACTCTTTTATTACTACTTCCCTTTAATCATTATATTAGGTTTATTAACCCACAATTTACTTTACACAGTATCTTTAAGATACAGACTGTGGTCAGAGGTTAATGCTTATAAGAAACAAATGGAAGTAGACAATAATTACAGTTTAGAAGTTTGTGCAAAGTCATTAGTAGAGGATTATGGTTTTACCCACCTAACCTTAAGTGCTGCTACAGAGTTAATAGAATATAAAAATAATAATAGTTAAGGGGTTGTAGTGGAAAATAATAGTATAATTATGTGGGTTTTAGGGTCTGTAGTTACTCTGTTATACGCCTATTTTTGGTATGATAAAAATAAGTTAGATAAAGAAGTAGATAGGCTCAGAGATGATGATATATCTAAAGCTAAAGATATAGTAAATTTACAAAAGAAGGTTGAAGAACATTCTAATAAATTTATAACAGATCAAAGGTCAAGAGATATCGCTCAAAGTGAGATTCAACCATTGAAAGATGATGTGAATCAGATGAAAAGCAACTTATCCTCAATAATGACATCATTGGGTGATTTAACTACAGAACTTAAAATAAGTAATGCTATAAGAGATTATGAAAAAAGTAACAATAAATGAGATCCTAAATGAAAGTTTTTTTAATTGATGATGATGAATTACAAACACAAATACTAACAGAGATAATCCACAGTAATACCACTAACATAAACGTAGAGTCTAGTGTTGACACTTCTAATTTAGTAGATAGTATATCTAAATTTTACCCAGATATTATAGTTCTAGATTTATATATGCCTAATTCTAATGGTTTAACTGTGTGTAGTGATTTAAAGAGTAACCACATAACAAAGAATATACCTATAGTTATTCTTTCTGGTAGTGATGATTCTGAAGATAAGAAAAATTGCTACAAGGCTGGATGTATTGATTACTTAACTAAACCTGTAACAGCAGATGTTCTTCTGCAAAAGATTAAGAAGTACGGCTCAATAGGGAGTATATATAAGTCAATGGGTAATATGGCTAAGGCAGGTTAATTATGTCATTTATATTAAGTATTAAAGATAAGATATACCAAGTATTAATTGTAGGGTTATTTTCATATTGCATGTATTTATACGTATGTAATAACTCTTTAGAAAATGACAACAATATATTGGTAAGTAATAATTTAATATTGAATCAAGCCATAGTTACACAGAAAGAATCAATATCAGTGTTAGAAAAAACTATTACAGATAACAATTCATTAATTTCTGATATCACTTCTAAGAATAACTACTCAAACAAATTGTTATCTGAGAGTATTGCTGAAATTAATGAATTAAGAATAATGGAGAATAAACGTGCTATTGAAAATCCATTCATGGCTGGTAATGTTGCTTCTGATATGCTTTCTAAACGGTTGTCAGCTATTACCTCCACAGAAGATAGAAGTACAAACTAAGTATTTACAACCTCCCCCTATGACACTACCTACACCCTCACCCCCTACACTATCATTACCTCAAGTTATAGTAATAACAGCCAAGGATGCGGAATACTACGCAGAAGCTTGTGTAAGCCTCTCTGACGATACTTATGATGAAGATGTGGGGTACATAGGGTTAGATAGAGAAAGTGCCTGTGCGTGGTCTATACACGGTTTTACGGTACAAGGATGGTATAACTTACAACAAGATTTAATACTAATTCAAAATTACGTTGAACAGGTTAAATTTCAAAGGGATTTCTATGAGAAGCAGTTATTAAATAGGAGTTCGGTTGATGGAGAGTAGGTTTGATAGATTTAACTACTACGTAAGAGAGCTTGCGCTAACACTTAATCAGTTATGCTTAATAGAGGTAGTAGTGGTGATGTTCTTCTCTTACATGGCTTATGATTTGTTAGAGTGGTATAAAGGAATTATGACTATTGATAAATTTAATGCTGTTGCTTATTGGGCTGCTATTTCGGGATTGGTGGCTACAATATTCACTGCTGTGAAATCTATCAATGATACTCATAAGAGTAATAATAAATAAAGGATACTCATGAATTTTGAAAGAGAGAGTGTACAAGAAATATGGCGTACCCCTCAATGCACTTTCAATGTTGTCTACCCTACTAGTTGTACGGTATGTATTAAAGGTATGAGAGGAGAAATGAGCAGGGAAGAATTCGTAGCAGTAGTTGGTATATTTGCTAGGTCTGGGTTTGATAAACTATTATACGAAAGAATTGATGATTACGGTAACTTTATTGAAAAGATTATCGACATCAAAGATAAACATATTAATCATTTAGGTGTATTGACAAATAAGGTTGAATTGATATGACAACTAATGTTAATAATTACCTAAACTCCATAATTGACTTACAAAGTGGAATACAAAGGTCGGTAAACTCAATTAATGAGGGTGGTGGATGGTTATTTAAACAAGTAATGACATACACAGCAGCTTCACCATTAGAGTTAGTAGAAGATACTCCTACAACAGTTCCTATACCACTAGCTGATGTAGGTTATGCTGAGAATCACTTGTTAAATCTATTATATGATTATGAGAATAATAAGTTTACACCATCAACCGTAGGTGATTTATTCCTAGTGTCATTTAGAGGCAAAGCAGTTGCTGATAACAACTTTGCGTATCTAAACTTAGAGGTTAATTCTCCTAATAGTGACTTTAACCCAGTTGATGCTGCTACTACCGCATTTGCTAAGAATAGTGGTGTGGTAGAGTTTATATCCCAAAAGTTCTTAATATTCACATCACAAATATTAGTTAATAATGGTGTAAATGTTACAGCCACTGCACAAGGTGCTAATATAGACTTATATGATTATAGCTTCACTATAGTTAGGTTATTTAGTAATAAAGGTATTAATACAGATGCGTTTAGTTAGAACTTATTATGATGATAGAACAGAGGGTAAGTTATTCTTTCCAGACGGTACTTATGTTTATACATTAGAAAGACCTTGGCTAGATAATAAACCTTTTGTAAGTTGTATTCCAGAAGGTAAGTATATTGTTGATAGAGATTATACTGGTAAACATCAATGGTATAAGATTAGGGAAGGTCAAGTAGAAGGGAGGTCATTCATAGAATTCCATGAAGCTAATGTAGTAAGCCAGCTAGAAGGCTGTGTATCGCTCTGTATGAGGTTATCTGGTGGTAAGGCATACCAATGTACTGCTGCATTAAATAAGCTCTTAGAATGGTTTGGAGAGAGTAGTTTTGTGTTAGAGATAACTTCTTAGAAAGAAGGGTACTGTAAGAAGTACCCTTTATATTAAATACTATAAAGTTTCATACAATTCATTGGCCTTTTTAGTAAAATACTCTAACCAAGGGACATTACCAATATCATTAACAGCGTCATGATATTCTTGTAGGTTAGATAATATTTCTATTTGGTCTTCAGTAAATAACCCTACCCATTCCTTAGCCACTTTAGGAGCATATAACTCACCAGTTATTATATCTTTCACCCCACCCTCATACCCGACTAAACTATTCTTAATAGTTTCAGGCATCATATTACCTACTACACAAGATAACCCATCCTCAGTAATATACATACAATTGTTATTAACAGTGCAGTAAGCTGGTACACCTTGTTTAATAGTTTCATCAATACCTAATCGTACTAACTCTTTAAATTCTTGATTATTCATTATCCAACTCCTTAATCTTATCTGACAGTTCTTTTACTTTAAGTAGTAGTTCCTCTTAAATATAAAAACTCTTAAACAACAATACATGAGTATTATCACTTAAGAGTTTAGACTTGTCAACTGTTATCTGCAATTAATGTAATCATTTTAAATCTTCTTTAAATTCAATTATTGGGCAAACCTTATCTGTCTTAGCCTTAATGTAATTTATGATTAGACTTTCTTTAGGTGTATACTCCTTCTTAGGGAAGTACCTACTTTTAAGTTTCTCTACTAAGTACATAACCCCTGTTAGAAATAATAGTATCAATATCATTCCGCATATTGCAAGTATAAACGTACCTAATAACGCCCAAATAGCTACCGCTACTCCCAAAGTCTCTGGAAGATACCCATTAACATTTACCATTAAAAATACTAAAGGGCTAGCGACTACCATACAAATAAATACCCCCATTGCTAGACGAAACATCACCTGCCAGAAGTATAAACATAAGCTTCTACTAGGATTCCACCTATCAGCAAAGAAGAACTTCTCTGTTAACATTTTATAATGCCAACTATTTTTACTTATTTTCATTTTAAATCCTCCAAACTATAAACATAAACGTCAGCCCAACCTAATAAGTGTTCTACTAATTCTAACACAATTATCCAGTCAGCACCACCCTTATCTGAACTCATTTTATAGGGGACTCCTATTTTAATTTTACGACCTACAATATGCTTCCTCAATCTGTCTGTTAAGGTTATAAAATCCTTAACCTCTGAAAGACATTTAGCTAAAGCTCCGTAATTAGTGTAACGTTTACCACCACTTCCGTAAAACTCTTGAGAGTGAAGATTAACTACCCCAGAATCCCCTGATAGAGTGCCTAGAGTATTTTTATACATGAAGCTGTACTGGTAGTCTCTAAAAGCTTTAGGGAATTGTTCCTTAACCTGTTTAGCGACTCCACTACCCATAATATTCTGGCAATTCACTTGGTGTAATATATAATCTACCTCACCCTCCTTTAGAGCTTTAATTAAGCAACCTTTCTTATATGTAATTGTCATATATCCTCCTAATATTTAATCAATAAACTTAGTATACTGAAAACCATTGGCCTTTGCAAGCATTCTTAGATAAACCCCTATAGGTTTAACAGCTCTAGAATCACCGCCATGAATCATAAAAGTATTCACTCCAGCTATAGTATCAGTTATCCAAAAGTAAGGACATGCCCCTTCACCATCTAAAGGTTTAACTCTCCAACAAGGAAATGCTAATCGCTCAATATGAGTATGAGCATCTGACACAGCTACATACTGAAAACATGTAGGAATATGTCTAGTAATTAAATCATCCCTAGACCTTTCCTTTGTACGATAGAATCTAACAGGTTCACGTACAGACTTATACTTTTTACCATTAGCTTTGTTAGTAAGAACTTTAGAAGCCTTATAGATTTTAACTCTACCGCTAGCTGCTGTCCATACATGTTTAAATGTTACTGTTGGTTTCATAATTATACCTCATATTTAAGCCTCTACACTACCTAGAAGCGATTATTTACCTATACCCTATACCAATGTACTACTAATAATTATAGTTGCTTAGAATTGATTGTAGGGGTTAATTTAGCCAATACTACTAGCCCATGACATCTCAAACCATACCTTATTTCACATTCTGTGCAGTATTTATCCTCTCTCATTTCCTCTCTGTCTGTGCATAAACCTTTTATTGTGTGTAACACTTCTCCACAGCAAGGACAATCTAAATTGAAACTACTCATAATCTATTCTCCCATTTCTTAATCATCATCTTAACTTCCTTCACACCTATTAAGTTATTACCATTCTCAATTAACCCTTTCAAAGAGTTAACGCTTGTATGGCAACTCACTACGTTACCTACGCAATAACCTCTGGAGTTATCTATTCTATCTATAGTAACAGTGTCTAATGTTAAAGGTAGTCCTGTATAATAACATTTCTTAGCTCTAAGCATATTCTTCATAGAAGTAAAACTAATAGAGAATTCATGTCCTTTAGATTTAGCATTCTGACACTTAGCTAAGTACTTATTAGCTGCCATTAAATCAAATTTTACATTAGGTGGATATTTAGGCATAAAAACTCCTTAGAAATACATAAATTAAAAATAGTGTATCACAACAATCAAACCACTACCAACCTTTATTTTTAATATTCAAAGTTATGGTGGATTGTATCTCTTTAATAAACTCCAGTATTTTAGGGTCTTTAATAATACTATTAGCAAAACCATAGTGTTGTCTTACATGGGCATTAGGCTCTACAGGGTAATTTAAGTTTAATTGTAAACTACTTACTCTCTTCCCGTTCTCAGTTATACTATAGAATATGTCCCGCCAATTTTTATCTACTCTATCATGGTAACTACCTATACAGTGTCTCATTGCGGAACCTTCTGTATTCATTTCTAAAGGTGATTTCAAGATTGTGGCTTTTAATCCCTTATGAGAAGTTGATGTAATTCCATATATTGACTCTTTTCCTACTAAGTATGGGTATAATTTATCTGAATACTTTAACATATTGATCTCTTTACTAAAGTTATCATGTTCATTCTCCCACCTAGCAGCACTCCACTTAGGGTTAGTAGTTTTACCTAATCTCTCTGCCATTAGTATAGTATCTTGTTTATGCTGTTTGTATTTTATTACTTCCTGTTTATCAAAACACTTTAAAGCCCCAAACTTAGGTAGGAGGTTCTTCCAGTCTTCGCATATAATACCCCTTTTCAGTAAAGTGCTGGGTATGGTATTGAGGGAATACAAATCTCTAGGGTCTTTATACTCAAAATCTATTTTCATAACACACCTAACTAAGAGTTCATTACGAGTCTTACTATTAGAACATAACCTCTTCCATAACCCTTTACCCAAATCCTTTTTAAGTCTATCAGGGGATAACCCCTTAAGAGCTACTATAGGGTATACGTTCATTAAACCATCATCTTTCACTGCATTCAAGGTATCTAAATTATCATGTAACTTACGAAGAATGCGATAATCATAACCTCCGCTTAAAGGGTTATAAGCTACGCTAGAGAAATCTCTTACAGGTATTACCCACTCTCTATACATAAGCTTGTTAAATCTCTCCCACACTTTCTTACCATAAGTCTCTTGACAGTATTGAAAGAACTCTTTATGTCTTGTGGGTATGTCATTGTCTAATAATTTTAATGTAGTTATAATCTCATTTATACTTTTCTTACCTAACTTACCTTCCTTAGTAGACATATCGGGGAGTTTAGTGTAGCGATCAATACAGGATTTACTCCCCCCCACTAATCTAAACTCTTTCTTATCATTAATTAGTATTGATTTAACTTCACGCATAAAAAAAACTCCTTATCAAGACTCTCTACGTTTTAAGTAGGGTAATCTTAACAAGGAGTTTAGTAGGTGTCAACTGTTTATTTAATTTTATTTATACTTGAGGGTATTGACATTAATATTAATGCTGAGTAAGTCCAAAAGTTGTGGGGTATATACCAACCTAAAGAAGCTTGCTCTGATATAGTATTTAAACCCCATAAAGTTAATAATGGTGATACGTACATTAATAGTAATATAAAACCTATATATATAATAATACTCTCATAACTCCTCCCCAATTTCTTCTGCCTGTTTAGTTAATTCCTCAATCTTATCCATTAATGTAGAATATTTACTTTTAAGAGCTTCCCGTTTAGAGTCCCTCTCCCATATAAGGGGGCATAACTCACTTCCTAGTTTTAAGTTAGCTCTCCGATCCTTTGACTCCATAGTATAAACTTTAACAGGTGTTATATTCCTAGACCAAAAGTATATTTTTAAATTACTCCATTGTTCCCCATCAAAATTTACAAAAAGTCCGTCTGCCATTACCAGAAATTTATCTCCATCCTTATTTACCAATATATGTCTACCAGCCTCTAATGTAGGCATTTCATTACTCATAAATTCTCCTCTTAATTAGTTTAATTGTTTTAGTAAGTCTGAATATAAGGTTTCAGTCTTACCTTCTCTAAGGTACTCTGATAACCAATTACGAAGATCCTCTACTCTAAGGTAATCTCCGCTAAGGTTGGTTATAGTCTCTAAACTATAGTCCTCGTAGTATTGGTTTATATAGACATCCACTCTTTCTAAATTAGACATCTTTATTCTCCTTAGATTAAACACTCCCTCATTAGATTACTCTATAGGGAGTGTTGTCAACTGTTTATTTAATTTTATTTACGCACTGCAAGCGATACACTCACCCTTACTGGCCTTAACCCCAGATTGTGACCTCTGGTAATATAGCGTTATTAAGTAAGGGTCGTTAAAGAACTCTTGCACAACTTCTGATATCCACTCCTCTTTTTCATTTGCATCGAAAAATAAATTTAACGATTGTGCCTGACATACGTACTTTTGTCTTTGACTAGCTGCTGATAGTATAGACTTCTGGTTAATCTCAAACGCTGTTTTAAACACCTCTTTCTCATTCTCATTTAACCAGTTGACATGTTGAACAGAGCCAGCGTTATTTTCAATATCCTTAAGTGTAGAATCATTATAAACCCCTCTATCTTGCATTAGTTTAAGTAGAGTAGGATTAATACGTCTTACTGTACCCGCAGCAGTTACTTGTGAATAAACATTCATTGCGACAGGCTCAATTCCTTGTGACACCCCTCCAACTAATAAGGATGTACTCATTGTGGGAGGTAGTGCTATTCTATGCGTATTCCTCACACCATACCCTACACACCACTCAGGTTCACCCCACACTTCAGCCATCCATTTACTCGCCTTTAAACTATCCTCATCTATCTTTTTAAATACTTTGTTATTCCACATCATAGCTTGAAATGATTCAAAGGGTAGCATATGGTCTTGTAGGTAAGTGTGGTATCCTAATACACCTAACCCCAAAGCTCTACCTTTCTCAGTGAATCTTACAGCTTTCTCTAACCCTTTAATATTCTTACCTTGATGTATAAAATGCTCAGCAACACAGTCTAAGAATATTATAGATGTCTCCACTACGTCTGTATCTTTCCAATCATCCCAATACTTTAAATTCAATGATGACAGAACACATGTAAAAGAATGTTCCTCATCTGAATAAAGCATAATCTCACTGCACAGATTGCTAGCTTTAACCTCCATATTCTTATCTTTATACATTTGAGGACGTTGTTCCTCAGCAGTCCACTTCTTCATTAAGTATCCTCTTCCAAGAACACTCCTAATTTTCATAGCTCGTTGATAAATCTTTGTAGCTTCTTTATCACCTTTGTCTAATTTAAGTTTGGTATCTTTGCTAAATACCCACCCAATATTACAATCATCTGGGTAATGGAATAAATAATCAGACACCTCAAAGAAATCTTTATGTTCCACATCTAAGTATAGTCCTATACTACCTCTACGATTAGACCCTTGAGATATGTTCTGAGCCATTTTAATGTAATCTTTAATGACAGGGAGTACACCACTAGCTTTACCATCAGACCTGAAACTACTTCCCCTAGGTCGGACATCTCCTAAGTATGCACTTGTTCCAAAACCATTTTGAGATAATATTGCATTCTCTTTAAGTGTGTCATAGAAACTATAAACATTATCACCAACGTAAGTCCCTGAGCAACTTACACTGCACCCTCTGTCATTGCCCATATTAGATAAAACTGGAGTAGCTGGGGATAACCACCCCTTCCACATGACATCAAAAAACTTAGTTGTCCATTTCTCTATATCATCTGTATAACTAGCAGCAGTTTTAGCTACACTCATGTATCTATCTAAAGGGGTTTCACCTTCTGATAAGTATTTCTTCTTTAATAACTGGTAGCCACTTGTAGTGTACCATGTAGGTAATAGACCTTTTTCCTGTAAGCCCTTTCTTTCTTCTGATAAATCATCATACATATTCATTAATTACCCGCACTCCATCTAAATTTACTTTCATTATAATCTCTTACATACTCAAAGTTTGATGAGTTAAAAAAGTCATGGAACTTGTACGAGTTAATGTCGTCATAAAACCAATCAGCTATAGGGTTATACTCAGGGTTAAATATTGTAGGTAATCCTAAGTTCTGCAAACACAGATCAACCCTATGTTGTACAAAGTTCTTCAACTGTTTATCAGTAATCCCTTTAATCTTCCCTTTAGAGAATATTTTATCAATAATTTTACACTCATGTTCATATATAGTTCTACCTGCCTCTATTATTTCATCCTCAGTTTTGCGTATCTCCTCTATTGTCATGTACCCTGACTTCAGGGACTCTTCCCTGATATTCTTGTATATGTAAGCACCAAACTCTGAGTGAAGGTTTTCATCCTTGACTGAAGCTGTTATTCCAGCACATATATTTTTAATCAAGTCCTTACCATTAACTTGAAAGTGTCTTAGGAATGCGAAGTTGCTATACAGAATTGCCCCCTCCGTCATACTAAATACACCTATAGATATTAAGGGATTTTTATTAACTACCTTCTCGTCTATAAAATCAATCCTTTGTTTAAGTTCTGGGTCATGCCGGTATTGACTATAATGATCATCTGTATTCAGCATTAATGCTTCGTCTAATTTACTGTAGAAAGGTGCATGAACACCTAGCTCTACGTAACTAAATAATGAAGCCACTCTCTCTAATTCTGGTCTAGGGCATATTCTTTTAAACCTACCACTCCAGAATTCCCCGCCAACTATCAATTCATATAGGGTGAACAATTTAAGCACCTCTTTTACACCATGACTCTCCGCATCAGTCATGTTAACTAGTAAATCTTGAACGTCCTTCTCTACCTCAATTTCACTAGCTGTCCACAGTATCTTTTGTTGCTGTTCTTCAAATTTTAACGCTTCTGGGTAATCGAAAGTGTATGTATCTTTCTTAGTCATTATTCTAGGTTTAGCCATCAATCAACCCCTCTTCTTCATACTTAACCACTCCTTATCTGTCCTAGAATACCCTACCCAACGAGTACACTCTACAACTTTATTAGCTTTATTTCTATGTGTGCATTCTTGTACTTCAATGTTTTTACTTGTGTCCATTCCTAGGATGTACAGAAACTTAAATAACAACTCTTTATCATTATAACCTTTCTTACTCTTAGACATCATCTCCTTAAATGTATCTAACTCTTGTATATCTGATAAACTAATTTCAATGTGTCTTAATTCTTCTAAGTGTTGTCGTAAGTAGTCATCACAATCCCGTCCTTGTACATCTGCTGCTGATAGTTTTGCCATATTATTCTCCTGCTTCTTGTTCTGTTGACTGATTTTCTGTGAGAGATTCTTCTAGTTTTTCTAAGCAAGATTCTAATCCTTCTCCGATATTCTCTAGGAATGTAGCCGCTGCTGTTATTGTGCATAGTTCTTCAGTTTGTTTCCTTGTGAATGACTCTACACCTTTACTGTCCTCATAGTATTTATTATGGCATCCTGTAGTCAACTCATTAATCAATTCAATAATTTTATCTGTTTTAATACCCATTAGTTTTTATCCTTCTTTTGTAAATCTACAACATTAATCTTATCACATAATAACTCAGCTAACATAAATATTAAAGTTATTTTATCATGTAATATTTGGTCATTCTCCTCAAACATTTTCTTACTGCCATTCATCTTAGGAAACTCTTTACATACACTACTTACAAACTCATTCACTATAGTCTGTATTTCCATTGCAGGAGTTAACTGTCTAACATTTTTATTAGCTAACCTAGAAATAACTTTAACTAAGTCAACCTCTTTACCTTCACTATCTACAGTGACAATCTTATCTAGTTTAACTCCTAATGGTACTTTACCATCACTCACATCGTAATATTTATATTCACTGTCTTTAACTGATAGTCTACCACCTACCACTGCTATGTGCTTTTTACTCATAAAATTGTTCCTCTAGTCCGACTTTTTGTTAAGTAAATTCACAAGAGTGGGAAAATATGCACTCAGAGCTTCTTTACACGCATTAGCCAACCATATATGTTCCAACTGAGTTCCATTGCCACCTCTTAGGTTACAATAGTGTATCCAAGTTCTCATAGTGGCATTCATGTACATACAACTCATTGTATTACCCTCTGGTAAAACAACCCTAGCACATTCCTTAGCTATACCTTTTGACAATGCCCATTGGTATGATTCCACTGACTTCATGATTGAATCTCTTTGTCTCTCTTCCCACTCTTCCTGTAGTTTTTCATCCTCAGTAGGTACACTATTCTGCCTATTTTTAGTATCTTGCATTCTAGCTTGCCTTAGTACAAACATACTCTCATCAACCTCAGCATATCTTTGACTAAATTCTTGGAAAGATGAGGATTTGTGTCTTAAAACTTGTCTACTTATATCTCTTGGTGCTTTCAATTCTAACACAGCATTACAGGTTTCAAATACACTCCACTCTCCCATTCTAGCACAATAAGAAAGCAGTTTATCCGCAGTCTTAAAATTCTCTTGGTTAGATGGGTTTGATACTCTTGCAGTGTAACTTAATATACCCTCACTATCGGGAATAAAATCAACAACAGGTTGAGTGACACCTATAACTCTCACTTCCGGTTTAAATAACTCCATTAACCCTCCACCACTTCTAATGTATTAAACCAACCTAAACTCTTAGCCAACTGCAAACCTTCTATTAAATCATCCACTTGGCTCTCATGTAGGTAATACTCATCAGCTCCGTCTGTTAACTGTATATTACCTGAATTATCATGACATTTGAATATATCAAAATACCCTGCATCAATTTCTGTAGGTTCTTGACTCTCAATAGCCTCACCTTTTGTATTTACTCGCATATATCATCTCCTCCAAGATTAGTTTACTGGAATAATATTTTAACATATTTATTGTTGAAAGTACAGTTAAAACTTCTTACCATTTGTCTTAGCACGATTCTCTTTCCTATGGTCAGCTCTATTCTTATTATATATAAGCTTCTCCTCTACTGCTGCTAAGACACTATACTCTTGGTTGAAACCTACCTCTAGGATAGAGTCTATTAACTTAGAGTATGTATCCTCAATAGTGGAGCTATAACCTTGTATATAATAATACTCATATTCTATAGCTAACATAATTAGTGCTTTATTTATCCCTAGGTGTTGCATTCCAATAGAGTTCCCTTCTGAACACCAAGACTCTTCTACCTCAGTTTCAGTGTACGCTATGCCTAATCTACCCCCTAAGTCCAATACTCTTATAAGAGCATCTGCTAGTTCTACTTCACCCATCTTACGATGAGGTAGGTGATCATCCATTAGGTTCTTGCGCTCTCCTTCTGTGCTTTCAGCCACTTCAGTAGAAACTAATTGTAACTTCTGGAAGATACACTCCTTTGGGTTATCCCACCACCCAACTAAACAATTCTGTTTGTAAATTTCCTTAGACATCTTATTTAAATCATAACACATACTACCCTCCTGATTAACACTCATTGCATTGTCACTCCTTCCATATTATCCCCCTCATCTTCTTCATTCTTATTGATGCACCAAATGGCTTGTAACATACCATTCTCAGTTGGTGATTCTACTTGATGGCATGTTTTAAGTCCATCTATTTCTTCTGTTAAGGTATATTTAAACATCTATCATCTCCAATGTGTTCATAATTTTACAAGCAGCATCTAACCAATCTTTAGTGTAGTGGCTTGTATCACAGCCTTTATTATAAGGAGTTTCTATCAGTATACACTTAATACCTAACTCTTTAGCACTTGTAGCATGTTGTAAGGAATCCTCAACATATATGTCAGGCTTAAGTTCCTCTAAATACTTCTTCTTGCATTCACCTAGCCCTATAAGAATAATATCTTTAAATACATCAGGATACAACACATTTAAGTAATCTTTTCTAAACTGTTTAGTTTGCTCAGTTCCACCAAAACTACTTAATGCTATAATATCAGCACTATACTTAATATCATGTAACATATCTTGTGACCATTCCAAAGGTGGCAAGGCTCTAGGATAATCATTAAATTCATTGATTAAACAAACTAGCTCATCCCTAGTCATTACTCCCCATATGTCATGTTCTGAAAACCAACTTGTCATATCATAACTGTCTTGTTCTGAATTAGGACATACTTCCCATCCTAGAGACTTACAGTAAGATAGGAATGGTTGAATATAGTGAAGTAAAACTTCATCGACATCTACTACTATTAGAGGTTTATTTTCCATGACCTTCTCCATAATTTGCACCTTGTATGTTTAATTTTTCTATCATTAATTCCCTCGTCTCACATGCAGCAAAGAAGGCTAACTCCTCTCCTAGTTTAGGAATAGAGAAAGACTTAGTCCAGTTTTTCCCATCTAACCCTATACTTTGAGCTACCCACCATTTTCTCATTTTAGTAACTCCGGTAACACCTGAAGTATTATTTTTACTCTTTCTTTGATTTCTATTTTGGTATACTTTCTCTAACCAAACACAGTTATCTGGTGTGTAATCACCTTCAACATCCACCCTTTCAATAGAGTGATTATCTGATGGACGTTCTCCCATATCTTCATAAAAATTCTCAAAAGAGTTTAACCACCTATCACATACTGTGATACCCCTACCCCCATAATTTTTATATGATATATTTCTGGAGTTACTACACCTACCTTTCATACTAAGCCAAGTGCTGTGTTCAGTGGTTGAGGACTTATTATGAGAACTACGTAATTCCTTAGCTAAGCATCCACAACTCTTAGTTCCTCCGGACGATAAGTGTGTACCTCTTATGGCTTTAATATTACCACAATCACACTTACACTCATAATATTTATTAGATCCTCTCTTACTATCAAACCTTAATACTACTAACCTAGTAAACCTGTCACCCTCTCTTAGGTAGTTAGTACTATCCACTACTATTAAAGGTTTATTCATCAACAGGTTTCCTTTTATTATAGTGGTAAGAAAGGAACATAGAATTACACATAACATGGTCTAAGTGATGTAATTTACTTTCTTTGTCATACTCCTCTCCATTAGTATAAGCCATTAAATGACGTAACAAACTATCAATTAGTTGATCCTTGTCAAAAGGCTTCTGCCAATTTAATTTATTATATTTTCTTGCCCCGAAGGTCATAACCTCACACATACCTTGTATTGCATAATTAGCGTGGAGCATATAACTTAACTCTGGTTTACCTTGATTATACCTTAGAGCTTGTTCACCTTGTTTACTGATTTTATCGGTATCACTCATAACTATTCACCCTCCCAAAACACTACATCCTCGACATTAATAACTTCAATACTGACTTTATCACTCTCACTCATTTTATTCAAAATACCTGCTGTAGTTACACCTAACATCTTCATATAGTCAGTGGTAATGTAATTACTACCAGATAAGCACTCAAAACAATACTCCTTATACTTACCTTTATCTAGAGTTGACATAGCCACTATCGGGCTAGACATTTTCCAAGATGAACCATACATAAAGCTGCCTCCCCATTCAGCTAATATCTTACAGTACGTTTCACCTTCTTCATCTGTAATTTTAATAATTTCCCATTTATCTGGTGTGTATTCTTTTGTCATAAGTTTCTCCTTAAGCATTCATTAATAAAGACTTACGTTTATCTTTAGATAGGGTATTAACTCTATCTCTAAGTATCTTACCACAATCATCACAACGTAATACAGAAAAACTACTTAGTGTCGTATTAAAGGATTTATTCTCTAACTTAGTTAATTTATCGCTACCACATCCATTACATCTAGGTTTATCGTCATCGTACAGTAGAGCTAAGTTGGGACTGTTCTTATCCCAGTGTCTTACAGCTAAGTATACTTTCTCTAACACTTCTATATCTTGATCACAGTATGATAGCATATAATCTAAGGAGGACACATCCCCTGCCATACATTTATGCCAAAGGGTGATATCCGTGGAGTGTTTACCACTCTCATAATCCTCTGTGTACCTTACTGCGAAGTCCATCTTATTGCTGGTAAATGCGAAGTTACCTTTAATAATTAACATAGGGTCTATCACTTTATAAGGTGATGGTTCGGGTAAATCATATTCTAAAAACTTAGTATTCATTTTCTTTCTATCAAAAGATTTGCCATTATATGCTATGATAATATCTGCATCATCTAACAAAGCCCATAAACTCTGCACCACTAAGAATTCAAACTCTTTAAAATTATAGTCTGTTGCTCCATGTAAGTGTATAGAGTCATGGATTAACTCAGTCTCTCCAAACCACCTAGCAGAATAACAAATAACATACCAATCTTCTATAATACTTTTAATGTTAATGTCTTGCTTCCACAAACTCCATACAAATGCTTTAATCATAGATGTTTCAATATCAAATAAAAGTATTTTAGGTTTATGCACTTCAGCTACATGCAAATAATTATCATCCTTAGCTTTACGTAATAAATCACTCACTGTAGACTTACTCTTGCCTAACTTGTTAGCTATTTTTCTCCAACTTAATTCAGTTGTAAATGCCAGTTCTAAAGCCTCTTTCTTCCAATCTTTCAATCTACGTACTCCTCTCCAACTTTCTCATTAACTAACTCAAATGACACCACTCTAGTCTTAGTATTCTGAAACCTAATTAGTTTAGACCTAGCTCCTCGTAATGTATTATAAAATGTTCCTCCTGATTTAGTGGATATACTACCCCAACCTTCAGCATAATCACTCCAATATTGTGCTTGGTATACTTTCATAAATAGTATTCCTCCCTCATAAATACTTCTATTAACTGTTTACGTCTACCTTTACTATCCTTAGCAAACTCTAAACCATTCATCTTAAGGAAACTCTTAACAGCCTCAGTTTTCTCTTTCTCTTTCTCAATAGCTAACTTAGTAGCCCTACCCTCTTCAAATGATAAGTTGTGTGAGTCGCAATACGAGATAATTTTATGACAGGGTTTACAAACCAATGCCCAGTTGTCAGGGTTGTTAGCTGCACAATGCCATAAGAACTTCTCAGCAGTCTCAAAATCATAACAACCTTCTGATGGTTCTATGTGGTCACATTCTAATTTACTACCTGCCATCCACTCTTTACACTGGTAACATTGTCCTAAGTTCTTAGTGCTAGTGTGAAACTTCTTAGATAATTTTTCCTCAGTTGTTATAGGTCTTAGTTTATCCTTTTTCCACTCTTTTCGTAAAGGGTTATCTGACCATATCCTTCTGAGATTTCCCCTTAGCCATACGAAATACTGAGACTTAGTTTTCCATATAGATAAAGGGTGTTCCCATACGTTTATACGCTCACTCACTATCATCTACCTCTACAACCTTAACACTATCAAACCAAGATGCAAACTCACCTACACCCTCTTTAAGCATCTCCTGATATAATTCCAACCAACTACCATCATAATATTCAGTTAACTCATTTTCATCTATTAGAGTGACAGTATCTTTTATTTCAAATTCAAGTAACACTTTCATAATCAACACCAACCTTATTTAATAATTTCATAACATCTAACCTATCCCCCTCCCATCTCTGCATATAAGCGCAATCTACATACATTTGAAAAGCTCCTACCCAGTCCTTTGTGTTTTCATTACCATGTATATCTGTATATGTAAAAGTATCCTCTCCAAACCACTCTTTATACTTATTAACTATAATTTGTAGACACTCTTTATCTGTCTTGCAAGGGTTTAATAAATTAAAACAAGTCTTATGCCCGAATGAAGGTGTATTACCTTTAACTAAGCAAACTAAATCCCTTGGGTTATAAGTATCAACACCATCCCCAACAAGACACTGAGCGTATAGGAACTTCCTACCCCATCCCTTAACGTCACCATTCTTCATGTAAAGCTCTCCAAGACCTTTTATGAATACCTCTGGAGTCTTAGGTTCCTTAGCATTATAAAGCCATCCAGAGGCTTGTGTTGCGTCTTTATCCTGAGTGACACCTACAATTTTCTGTTTACTCTTAAAACCATCATACATTCTACTAGTTATTACATCATCAGCTTCACGACCATCAACAATCACAGCATCATGGTAATTGATTAGGTAGTCCTTGATCTCTTGAAACAACAGTGGTTTGTGAGTGTTATCCCTATCTTTATACTTAGATGGTAATGGAAGTTCATCTCTAAAATTACCTTTCCCCCCTATATAAATTTCATAGTTACCTGCTTTTAATTTATTCCTGACATTATTTATAGTCCTTTTCACTGTTGATAAAGCATTCGCCAATGGTTCAGCTTTAACTATATTCTCAATTGAGAAAACATTTGGAATATCTTTCTTATCTACAATTCCAGACAGGAATTTAACCATTTGAGTTTTATTCTTAAATAGCGCTTTACCGTCTGGTTCTGATAAGTTCTGAGCCTGTACTAACCTTTCCTCACAAGCGAAGCCTACACCATATATCAACTCGTCCCCATCAAACACTGCTGTAATATCAGGATCTAAGTGAGAAGTAGATATCTCACCATCATCCACAGCCTTAACACGTTTACTGAATGCCATAATTAATCCTCACGTTCTTCCTCAAAGTCATTCCCTAGAATTCTACCTATTATGTAGTGACTCCAATAGTTAGATTCGTATTGGCAATCCCAGTCCCTATCCTCAAGAGCCTCTACTAAAACTTTAATGACAGTAATAGATTTATCACTGTTTAATTCTTCATCACCCTCTAAGAGTGACTTAACCACTTTATCAAATATCTCTGTACCATTAGCCCATCCCATACCTACCTCCTTAAAACGCTTGTAATTCAAAAAACTTGTACTCAGGAGTTACACCAGTATCATTCTCACATTCTTCAATTGAATCATAAGCATCTTCTATCATCCAATCCTCTTTTAAAGAGTAACTAATACCACTTCCCGTAACTTTCATCAAAGATTGACCATGATCACATTGAAGCCTTACACCAACATCCCCATGTTCTGCTAGAGCCTCTTGTAATTCTTTAATCACTTCTGAAATCTTCATATTACAACTCCCTTACATAAGTAATAGTCTCTACAATTTTAGGGTAAACCTCATATACTTTATCAATACCTTCAAAGTTATATCCAGCGTCTTCCCAACTATTATCATTTGTACCTTTACAAGACGAATAACAGAAAAACCTTTCTACACCATCGTCTAATATTTTACATACTACAGAATACTCTATACGCCATCTGTGTGAATCTTCGTCTCCTTTCCAAACAATAGGAAAGTTATTTCTAAGAGTTTCTTCTAGACTTTCCTCAGAAAAATCCCAACCCTTCTCTATACATTTGTCAGTTAGTAAATCTCTTAAAGTTTTCATCACACACTCCCATTTAAAATTTCAACTTCACTAATAGCAGTTTGACGTTGTTCAATCTCATCTTCCACTTTAGACTTGTCATAAGCAACTTTCACTAATAAATTAAATTCTTTAGAGGGAATACCTAATTCCTCTTTAGTCATAATACCAATATTCTTAATATCCTCTTTTAGTACATCCACTTCTTCCATTAATACTACTGACTGATTAACATACCCTAATAACTTTTTACGTTGTACATCACTTGATGGTAAGCTCATTTAAACTCCTTAATTATAAAATTGATTGTGCATTTTATCATATCGAATTGACGCTAGATAAACACTGTCACCGATACTTAACCCTTGTGTTAAATAAATACGTTTAGCATTTTTGTAGGTATTGCGATTACCACCTTGAATAGATACTTCTGAACGGATTGCTTTGGCTGTTTTGTTTCTCATATTGGCTCCTATTAGGTTAATTAAAAAGGCATCCTTGCCAGAAACTTTTCCTAAATATTAATATTACTCATCGTCAGCAAATGGGTCATCCTCATCTTCTTCTTCTACCACTTTCTTAGGGGTAGTTTTCTTAGTAGACTTTTTAGGAGATTCCTCTTCTTCCTTCTTATCCTCTTTAGGAGGAGAACCACCTTCACCCATCACCTTACCAATCTTAATAAGCTCTTTACGTAGTTCTGATTCTTCCCAACCTTCCGCTAACTCTAAACGTTTAATTACAGAAACACTTAGTTGATTGAGTTCTTCATCTGTATTACCACCATCCATACTAATACCTAAAGGTTCTAAGTCATAATCTGGAGTAGGGATAGACTTATGTTTAGAGCTAGGTTCCCCAGTGTTAATGTTTAAGTGAGGATTTTCTTTATCTTTCTTATTGTCAGCCCACACATATCCTAAATCCATAGTAAACACTTTACCTAATAAATCACCTAGAGCAAAGTCAGATGGAGCCTTACTACCTTTAACTAATCCAGTAGCTTTACCTAGTTTAGTGATACGAGTTAATGTACCATAACCATCTGACTTAGGAGCTAATGTTGTGATACCAGCAATACCCATCCATTGACCAGCAAGTAAGTGACGATAAGGTTTAATATCACTTTCACCATCATTAAAGTATTTACCATAGTCAACCATTACATCAGGGAAGTCTACCGCAATAATTACACTATCAGTTGCACGATTAGGAATATAGAATTTATCCTCCTCAACATAACATCCGAAATCTGCTTCTAACAATTTATTCTGACGTTCATCATCTTCCCATTTATACTCTGTAAACTCATCATCTGGTTTTTGCATACCACTATCAATAAGAGCACTAATGATACACACTAGGTTCTTATTCTCCCCATTATCAGTTGCTTCATCAATAGCCTCTGCTAAATGTTTATTATAAGCTTTCCAATCTACATTAGATGATGCCTGTTTTACTACTACTTTTTTATTAAACGCCATTACTTGTTCTCCCCTTTAGATTTTAATGTTTTACTATATTTACGTACATATGATTTACCTGCATTCTGTTTATTACCCCAATAATGTGAGCAATATACTTTCTCATAAGCTTCTTTACCGGTCATAACTCCTCCTATTTAATTATTAAAGTTGACTATTTAAATCTTGAAAACTAACACTAGGTAAACTAATCGTACTAGGGTTATGGATGTCTACAGGGATGAACGCCTCTGATTCAGGCCATACTTCAATCAACTGTCCTGTAGTGTTAACACTACTTAATACTTGACTTACCTGTCTACTAAAGTTATTTCTCTTAGTTTTGTATTCTGATAACTCATTTTCAAACTGTTTTAACAGCTCTACGTTGTCTTTATAAGATTTATAGAGTTTATCAGTTTTACTTATTACATACTCCACTTTACTTTCTCTAGTAGACAACATTCTAATGTCGTCATTCTCAGAATCTCTGCCAAAGTATAGTCTATCAATACTTTCATCAGGCCATTGGACTAGCACACTACTTGATTTGTATAAGAACTCATCAGGAATATCTTTTAGGGTTTCCCAAAACTTACCATAAACTTTTTCACTGATTTCTTTAGCTAGGGCTTGTAATAACTCTTTCCTAGATAGTAGTTCACTAGTTGGCTCTGGATTAGAACCTTCCCACTTAGATACGAAATTTTCTAATATGGTCTGTCGCAACTCTTTATTTAATCTTAATGATTTCACAATAACTCCTCCTATTTAACCTACTTAATCAACTTACTTTGAACAATAAGAGCTTTTAAAATAAAAGTCTCAATCTTATTATACCCATTTAAAACTGTTTGTCTATGTTTATTTAACTTTGTTTCACTATAACCTTTAAAGCTACGTTTATTAGTTAAGTTGTAGAACAAGTTATCCTCAGCTTGTAACTTTAAAACTGATTCTGTTAAAGGTACACCTTCATTATTTACCATTTTTAATACTCTCCTTTAGTTTGTTGTGTTCAATTTGTAACTCTTTCATTTTAACCTCTATAGATTCTAATTGCAACTCTGTTTCTGACTTAGGTTGTTTAGGGAAGTTATGTAGGATGTATTTACCTAATTCAGAATCTCGTCCTGTGTAAAATATGTCTTGTGTGTAATATTTCAACCCTTTAACACCTAAATCCTCCATCAAATCATCCAATTTAATGAATAAATTATATGTACCATCTTTTCCTCTACGACATTTACTTAAATAAACTCTAATACAAGCTGCCTCATACAAACTCATCTCTACTGTAATTCTATCATCAGGTTTTGCTACTTTACTCACATTTTCCTCCTTACGTTTATATTCTACCATTTTTCTTAAATCTGATAGTGTTACTTCTTTGTTTGGGTGGTTAAAAAATGTGGTTTCTAATGACCCTACCCACCAATATATCATTCCATCTTCATAACAAGAATATGCTGGTGAAATTAAATTACAGTAACCCTCATCTCCCCAAGTATAACCTAACTCAAATAATAAATCTTGAACTTCTTTTTTACCCTCCATATTCAAATTATGAACCCATATTTTCATGTTTTGTAATGCCATAATTCACTCTCCTCTTTAATGTAATCTTTATCTTATATAACTATTCTAACAGTGTGTTATCAGAAGTGCAAGTGTTTATTTAATAATTAATTTATTAGCTTCATCAATGTAATACTGGTAGTTAATATTATCCTTGAAATTCTTAATATCGTTACATGGAACAATTCTATACCCAGTATTAATCCCTATACGTCTCTCCTCACACTTTTCCTCAACCTCTTTAATAAAAGTATAAGTCTTACCTCTTGATGTCTTAGGTAAGGTTTCATACTTCTTAACATCGGTAGGACTATATGCTTTATATTCAGCACCATGTTGATCATGATAAATCTTCACCATTACACTTTCTTTAACAGGAGGCATTATCTTAACCAAACTACCACCTTCACTACTAATATAATATCTGCAAATGTTCTGTAAAGGAATATCTTTACCATCTTCAACCATTACTAATCTACTACTTCTAGGAACCTTAGTTCTCAACATGAAATCCCAATGATTAGTATGGTTAGTAATAAAATCTTCAACATCTACACCCTCTAATAAGTACTTTTCAGCAGCCATTGGTATAATTAATGATGATTGATTCTGGTGATAACCTAAACCTTTAAATTGATAAGCTCCTTTACTTTTTAGTTTACCATTCATATCTTCACTAATGTAATTATTAACATCTCGAATAAACATAGATTTATAATTAACACCTTCTAATTCAAGTTTAGTTAACTCTTGCCACCATTTACAAATCTCTTGGGTAGTGTCGTAATCTTTCCTTGCTACTTTAAATGTTAAACCATCTGTATTAATCTGAATCATTGACAAAGACTCAATTGCTAACAGTTTTTCAGCTAACATACATAACAATAACTGACCATTAATAGTGATAGCCATTGTATATTTAGAGTCATAAAAAGGACTATACTGATTATTACTATCACCATATACACCATTCAATGCTAACTTCATCATTGCATTTTCAGTAGTACCTTTAGCAAATGATTTACGCTGATTATAAACATCCTCATATATATCACAAAATAATTCACCTAAATGTTCAGGGTAAACTCTATTCTTAATGGCTAAGTTGGGGTAGTAGCTTGCGCAGCTACTGCAAATATCTATTTCTTTCAAAATAGAATGGATCATATCTTAGGTCTTTTTGACCATCGGAATCCTCTATATGTTTTCTTATAACCAGAACAAGTAGAATAAATAGATTGAATATGATATTCGGGATTTTCAGAAATTATATCTTCCATCGACTCCCAAATTCTTACACACTCTCCATCCTTTGTCATTTGGATGAAGTCATATATCCTTTTAGCTTTAGATACCTTTTTAGCCATCTGAAGTTTTTTATCTTCATCTAACCACATTAAAGTACTAGCTTTAGATATTTTATCTTTCCATTCTTGACCGTAAATACCATCATTGTGTTGATTAGATTTAATCTCACTCATTTCAGCTTTCATTTCTTCAGACCACTTACCGCCATAATTAGGATTATTTAATCCATCTCTAGGTATGTTATAAACACCTTCTTCTGTGTTTTTATATAAAGAAATCCAGTAGCGCTCCCTTTCTAACAACTTGTCAGTAGAACACTCTTCTAAAACTATAAAATCTAAATCATCCAAACTTAACCCCAATTTATTACATTCGGAGTGTAAATATTTACTTGTTCTTAGTGAATTATACACCCTGTGTGGGTTTTTTAAGTATACTTTGTGTTCATATATTCTTTTTTCTATATTAGAAGACTGACCTATATACTTTTTACCATTCACTTTATTAATTATTACATATATTCCAATGGTCATAACAGACCCCCTTGCGCTTCGGATAATTGTTAACTGAAGTGTAATATTATCACTTTTAATCAACGTGTCAAGTTATTATCCTACTCTACTCACTTCCAACACCTCTATTACTAAAAATGTTGTGTTTTCGATGATCTCTGAACCTTACCCTAAACGGGTCTTGGCTGCTGATTGCCCAATCTTTGTAGTTTTCAAGCATTCACGCTCACCGTTTCCAGTCACGTTGTAGCCCACAAAGCTCTAAGGGTGTCCCAGCAATTCACAAGGCTTTAGGTTTTATCTAAATAAAACCAAGGTACGCCGCAAAATTAACGTCCTCGTCATCAATGATATATTCTTCATCTGATTTAACAATTGAAGATTCTATACTACCATGAATACCCCCTGTACCAAAATCATACTGAAAGCCATTAATTATAACATTTAAGTTATCCGCAACATTCCAATTAATCCAATAACTAATTTTACCTGTTTTTAATACCTCCTCACTTAACCAACATAAAGGTTTCTCCTTTTTATACTTCTCCATTTGTAGGTCAGTAGGTTTCTTAAATAGTTTTTGACGCTTTGTACGCATCTTACAATATTTAGCAACTTCCCCTAACTCACTCTCTAAAATATCACCAAATACACCTTTAGTTTCCCAAATAGTTTGTTTCTTTAACCATTCTAATATTGCATTAAATTCAGGTCTATCAAATTTTACATAATCAAATATACATTCTTTAAGTTTAATAGACTTACGAATAGTTTGTCTAGGTTTTCTATTCTCGTCAAAACAACAACCGCGATTAGCTTCTTCCAACTTCATAATGAAATAGTCTTTACCAATTTTAGTGTCGTTATGATTAATAAAATTCTTATCATATTTAATAGATAGTTCTTCTCTAAACTCTATCTGTGCTTTAGATTGTTTATAAAATAAGTATGTTTGTAACATATCATGTTTATTGTATTTGATTAGAGTATCAATCTCGTCTGAGGTTAAATACTTCCCTACTGGGAAAGGTAAATCCTCAATATTATCAGACCTCATATTAAACTCTAACATTTTTAACGAAGTAGCTCTTGCCATATTATCAAAGTGATGAATCTTATACAAATCCATCTGGTTTATTAACCAATGCTTCTCCCAAATGATATGAGCAAATCTATCTTCACAATGAATAATTTCCATAGCTTTGTTATAAATATCTTCAACTGTACATTTTTTATTTTTACTAAGGTAATGTAATACAGGATAGTCAAACCCTATACTATTAAACCCTACCATTCTACCATTAGTTTTACGAATCATAGATAAATGCTTAAACAGTTCTTTCCTTTGGTCTTTCCTAAAAGAGATTTCAAAGGTCTTAGATTTCTTTGTTTCAGCATTACCTATTACTATAGTAAAACAGTTTGGGTATGTTTCGATGTCATATATATAATCTGTCACTCATCTCCTCCAAAATCTTCTTCATACACTATACCATCATCAGTTTTCATTTCAACAGGTGTTTCCTCAATTGTTCTGGGTGATTTGTTAGGTGTACCTTTTTCCATATAATCATCTAAATCATAACATTCCCTACTGTTGAAATCATAATACCATGTACCAGCTTCACCCGTAATCCCTCCCCTACATTTAGGTAATCTTACTCTAGTTGAATTCCTGACAGTATTATCATTTGATTCTTTATCCCTCTCTAGTAATATATTGTAAGCAGCGCTCCTTACTAAGTCGCCAGTACCAGCGGCATCATATTCATTTATAGGTGCTAACTTACCATCCTTACTTGGTGGCTGTTTTCTGGTGTGCAATATGTTAATAATACGATTACCATTTTTAATAAACATCTTCTGCCACTTCATATGTCTTTGTTGAGTGTCTAAATCTGTCCCAGCTAAAGCATCCGATAGTACGTCAATCACAAATATCTTAGAACCATATTTCTTGTTAATCTTCTCTAAGGTTTTCTCCATCTTGTGAATGTCCCCATCCCTTTCGTCCACTAAGTAAAATCTAGGTTCTCCCATCTCATTAAACCAAAGTTGGTTACACTTTTCCATAATATAGGGTTTTTGTAGGTACTCTAATCTGTCATTATCACTCATCCATCTAAGGTTCTTTTCAAGATGTATTGACAATAAATCAACACCCCACTGACCTTCTGTAGCTTCTAATGAAACTATGGTAGGAGGACTAGGTGCATGGAATATCCAATGGTACACATCATTATTCACATGACTTGTTTTACCTGTCGAAGTTGCTGCTATAATATTAGTAATTGTACAATCTAATATACCTCCACCCATCATCGCCTGCATTTTGTGTTGATAAGGTGGTAATGTAAGTCTCTCAGTACCTAACTCATCTAAGATAGCATTCATGGTAGTGGAACTAGACTTAACTCCATCATCAACTACTGGTTTAGCGTTGAAAAAATCCCTACAGAATTGGTTTTCCTTACCATCTAACAACATCTTATTAGGGTCTTTACTCGACCATAATGCTATCTTTACTTTATCTTTAGGTAAAACTTCTAACGCTTTTAAAGTAGCTTCTTTACCTGCATCATCGTTATCAAAACCCAATATGATATTATCAAAACCATCTAACCAATCATACTGTGCAGCTATTTGCTTATAAGCGCTCCCTTCACCAGTTGTGGGACTCACTACAGGTATAGGTAAATATTCATCACCATAACGCTTCTGTTGATTCTCTAACAACATCTGAAATGCTGCTAAAGTATCCTCCTGACCCCCAACTAACAACACATACTTACCAGTAACTTTACGAAAGAAGTATTGACCAAATAGCTCTGATTTAGAGCCTGTTCTACCTACTCTTCCATAACGGAAGTCTTTAGGGTGATTTCTACAAGCGAAACCTGTAACCTTGTAATCCTCAGTCTCAGGATAATACCTAGCTACAACGTTACCCTTCTTGTCTAACTTAGTTAGTGTACCAAAGAATCTACACGTCTCTCTGCTAATACCTCTATAATTGTTACAATCATAACCTACTTCCTTAATCATAGATTTAACTTGTTCTTTAGTTAACGCCACAGACTTAGGTTTATAAGTTTTCTCTTTCTTATTCACTACGCCAGTTTCAGCAATACCTAATATATCCGCTAATTCTTGTTTAAGAGGAGTAGAGTCATCGAATGTATGTACCTCACTTTTAGAGAATGGTTGACAACATGATCTACAGTAAGCGTCATAGAATAGATTACCTTCACTATCCTCTTTCTCATAACAACTTAGAGCATCGCTACTACTGCAAGGGTCTTTACCTTCAACTTCATTTGCTATACAGTGGTAATTCCCTACGAATACCCCACTTTCAAGTTCCTCTTTGAATTCTTTCTTAACTTTAGCCATACATACCACCAACTCCTAATAAGTAACAACATAAGTATAACACCCATGAAAATATACAGAACCAAAATGATAGACCTACAATAAGAAATTTAAATTTATGTTTATTGTGGTTATTGTAATCCTCAGCAGGGTCTTTAAACATAATTACCATCAACAGAGGTAATATCACTAATAGCACAGTAACCATTACATTTAATAGAAACCAATCACTCATCACTATCATTCCAGAATAAATCTAATTGCCTAACCTCAATTTCTTCTAACTGTTCATGTAAACATTCTAACTCTGCCTTAACACACTTATTTTCTGAGGATAAGTGTTTACGATAATTATTTAAGTACTCTATTCTATTTTTTATATTCTGTTCTTGTTCATCTATGCTAATCATCACAATACACCTCCTTCAAACTATCATTATGAATTTCTTCTATTAAAGATACGTATTCCTCAATCAAACCTTCAAGTTGTTGTGTTTTGAGTTCTATAAGTCTGTACAAAACTTCTGCTCTATCTTGCTTACTCATAAATAATTACCTAACAGTTGTAAATCCTCTTTAGATAAGTACATTTCAGATAGTTCATTTAACTGGATATAACTAATCCAGCTATACGTTTCAATATCCCCAGTATCATTTTCATAGTCCAGAATAGCATGGAATACATCTCTGTAGTAGTATTTTATTAACATAACTCCTCCTCATCATATACATTACAATTGTTTTCTGTTCGGTAAGTTAACTCATCCTCAAACATATTAACCATATGATCTGGTATATGAGTTTGTGTATTAATAATAGCTTGAATATGTTCATTTGTCATGTCTTTTAGTAAAACTCTTTTAAAAGGTTCATCACCATTCTTACCATAAGTTCCCCAACTAAACACGTTACGTATTTTAACGTGTAAATCCTCATAAAAAACATCTAGGCAAGTGGGTCTAACGATGTTAACACTTCTACGAATATAGTCATTACCACCATCTGTGAAGTAAGTTTCACCTGTTATTGTGTCAACATGCTCTTTGTAATCCCATCTACTCCCACTATGTAGGGTGGTTCCATCTGGTGTAACTATACAGTTTCTAAGAATGTTTCTGTCAATATTTATCATTTTATATTAAACCTCTTTGATATGTAATTTAAAATCCTGATTAACCCTAAAATCCCTATTACTATGACTAATAGTGATAGTAATACAAACCCTACATGTAAATCCATAAGCTATCCTACCACAACAAATGTTTAAATAAAACCACTAATCCACAAATAATACCTATTACACTCATACTAATGAAAAAGTATAATAATACTGCACCCAATCTTTTATAAGTACTCATATCAATAAATTTGTCACTCCACAGACCAAGTTCACTTACAATCATTATACTCATAATAACCAACAAAATAAAAATGTATATAGTGTTTTCTAGTGTCATTACAACCCCCTGTATCGCTTTCTGTTGAATTATAATCTAAAGTAATACCCTAGCCTACCTTAATGGTAGATAATTGATTCTAGGGTATGTACAATTAGTTTAATGGATACCCTACTCTACTTCAAACCAGATTTTGTAAGCTTCTACAATTTCATGTGTACGTAAGGCTAATGCAATAGTCTTTCTATTTGAATAGAATCCTTTTTCTGAGTATTGCCAAGTTAACCGATTGTCCACATGAAATTGTTTATCACTATGATTGTAACAGGCACTATGTCTTTGTAAATCTCCTAACCAATCTCCCTCCCAATCTCCCTCATTCTCTCTTAGAAATTTAAATATCTTAGTACGAGCTTTCATACGATTAGATTCTTTCTCAGCTAATTCCTGTGTAGGGAATACTTGTTGATAGTTTAATATGTTTTCATCTATACTAAGACCATCATATGTATCATCAAACACTTCACCATCACGATAAGAACACCAGTACTGCTGACTAACTTCAGGAACATACCATTTACTACTCTTTTTAACCTCAACCTTATTACTCTTTTCAATAAGTGATGTTAACATTTCACGTTCTGAAGTGGTTAGATTGTTTAAGTTTACATTTAAAGTGTTCATTTTATTCAACTCCTTTGTTGATAGGTTTAATTTTAGATAACGCATCTGATAATTCATCTTCATAATACTCTACATCACCTACCTTTACAACCTTTCTTTCCTCTCTTTTCCATAATAATTTGTGAGTAGGGTGTTTAGATGGATCTCCGCTAGTGCATTTTAAGAAATCTATATTACTATGCGCTTGCCAAACTTCCATTATGTCAAAGTCTCTGCTATACCTATCTGTCAAATTCTCGTCAAAACTATTTAACATACCCCATGTTTCACCAGAGTAAGTATCTCCATTAGCAGTTCCTTTGGGTACTACGCCACTCTCACCATTTCTCCCAACAATAACCATTCCTGTTTTCAAATCTGATTTAGTAAAGCTCATTTTAGTCTCCTCTTTAAGTTTAAAGTATTGTAGTTCATCCTCGCGAATGGTCATTAAATCACTGGTAAGTCCTATATTAGCCTCAACCATAGTTATTGTGAAACCATCCTTATAGTAACATTCTACATATTCCTCATAAGGAGCGAATCTCTTCATAAACTTATCTTTCGCTGCTTTATCAACAAACACATAAATCTTACCTTCCTCTAATTTATCTAACATTATATTCCCCTCTTGTTACCTAGTACCTCTACTTTAACTCACCTAAACCACTATGTCAAATATTTTATTCAAATAAATTTATCTCTACAAAAAGTACCTATTTAAGAAGTTATTTGTCCAGTTAGTGAAATAGTTCTTGACAGATTTTATATTTATGTTAAACTATAAGTAAGGGTAGAGATATTATCTACTTGAAATTGTATGTTTGCGTAAAATCTTTCCATACAAGCCTAGCAATAGGTAATGCCACTAGAAAGCGTAAGTGGATAGCATCAGGGTGGATAGTACAAGTTACTATAGCTAAGAGATGCGATAGCCTGACAGGGTGTTAGCTCTGTTGAAAAGTTCTTAGCTTCTATGATACTAACAATAATCATAGTACGTAAGCATTCTCCTAATGCAGAATGTGGAAACCTCAGTAGATACCTCAAGAAGATATATTTACTAGGAACATCATCTATCGTCCTGTCGTAAAAGCATTGCGCTTTCCTACTTTTTTTTGAGTAGGTTGACAGTAGGATAGTTGTGTTCCTAGTAAAGTTTCCTAAGAAGATATATTAAAAGAATATTAGTAGATTTACTCTTAGTAGATATACTTCTAATAGAGTACTTTTAAAAGAGTACTCTAAGGGATATAATCATCCCTTAAGGTACATTTAATAATTAATTTAGTTATTATACTTATCTAACCAACTAAACAGTAATTCAAATGGTTTTACTACAGTGTAAATAAATAATTTACCTAGTACATTAAGTGGTATGAATATAAACCACAATAAACATATTAACTTTATCTCAGTTTCTTCCCAGTAATATAAATCAAAACTCCTGATTATAAAATTCTTACCTATAGTGTAAAAGAAACACACTCCCACAAACCACACAATAACACTCACAATAATATAAATATTCATCAATTCTGCTCCTCACAATACCTTTCATAGTCCTCAATAGCTTGTTTATAGTAACGAGTACCCCCTCTAAAACTCACTATAACCTCAATAATCCTTTCTAACCTTTTAACAGTTAATTCTGTCATTTGTAACTCAAAGAACTTATCTTCGTCAGATAGGCTATTAAAGTCTTGTTTCTTAGTTAATACTTGTTTCATTTCAATACCCCCACATCATTAGTTGTTTCTACCCAGACCCTAGCACCACAAGATAGAGGTTTATCAGGACTATATAACACTCTACAAGCCTCTACACCATCTTTATCATACACCACCACTGTATTACCATACTCATTACTTTTATACGTCTTACAAGTGATTACAGGAAGCTTATCCTCACTTTTAATATTATGACGTATATTATGTTGATTTACATGTATATACTTCTTCATGTCCCCTCCTATTTATTAATCCTCAAACATAATACTTCTACTATTCCCTATTGTCAATCTCATTTAAAATTAATTTATTTTAAAATAATTCCTTGACAGGGATTTCATTTCGTATATAATTCACCTCATACAAACAAAACAACTGAGGATTAACATCATGAATAACATGACAACACAACAATTTATAGCTTATAACCAACTAAAGAAATCTAAAGGTGTAGCTTATGTACTATTCCTTTTTCTAGGGGCTACAGGCATACATCGAGTCTATTTAAGAAGTTATGGTGTAGCATTCCTTTATTTAGTATTATTACTTAGTCATATATTTTTACCAATTATGTTTATTTTTACTTTACTTTTATGTATTGTTGATTTATTCTACACATCTAGCTTATGTGATGACTTTAATTACAAATTACAACGTGAAATTCTTAACACTAAATAAGGAATAACAAAATGAACAACACACAATTTAAACAATTCGTAGGTAATAAAATCTTATGAGTATTATAGGAGAGACTTATAAATACCTTACAGTGATATGTGCCACAGAGGGAAGAAAAAGGAGAAGTATTGTGTACGAATGTGTTTGCATATGTGGTGAGACAGTGTTTAGTACTAGTTATGCCTTAAAATCAGGCCGACACGTTAGTTGTGGTTGCTACAATAAATATAAAAATAGAACGCACGGTAAAACAAATACTGCCGAATATCGCAGTTGGCGTCACCTAAAATCTAGATGTTACACCACATCTGATGCTAAATTTAAAGATTACGGAGGTAGAGGTATAACAGTGTGTGATAGATGGTTAGAGTCTTTTGAGAACTTTTATGAGGACATGGGAGATAAACCATATATTCATTATTCTATAGACCGTATAGACAACGATGGTAACTATGAACCTGCTAATTGTAGGTGGGCGAGTCCTTCACAACAGGGTAATAATAGAAGGTTGACTAGTAGAAGTAAAACAGGTGTTTCTGGAGTGTATAAGAATGAAAGACTAAATATTTGGTTATCAGCTTGGAGGTGTCCTAAGTCAGATAAAAGAGTAATTAAAAGGTTTTCTATTATCAAACTTGGGGATGAATTAGCAAATTTTTGTGCCTTAGAGTATAAAGAATTGTCTACCATTATAATAGAGGATTTTAAAAATAGGGTATATTTAACTACAGAACCCTTAACTTAGATACAGTTACATCATTAAAGTGTAATGGTGAAGTATACACCTCATTAAACGAACTGTAGAGTACCTAGAAAGGGTTATCTTAGTGTAACCTAAGCTACCCTATTAGTTATTATTATAACGTCTTAGAATTGATTACAGGAAGGATTTACTTAATATGATTATATCATTAGATTTTGATTGGAATGGTGAGAGTTATGAACCCTAAATTCATTGTAGGTGAAAGAGTTATATTACAGAGCATATCTCATCCAGAGTTAAATGGTGAACATACTGTTGAGAAAGTGTTATCCCCAAATAAACATTATAAGTGCAGCATTACAGGTAAAATATATCTTGATAAATCAGAAGATAACAGTTTTGGTTATGTGTTAGATTTAGGGTTGGTGGATGAGTTCAGCGGTACTGAGATGAGTTGGGAGGAATACGCTCTTAAAAAGAAACCAGATGTTAAATACGGTAATGGTGGGTTCCTATGGTTTGTAGATGAAAGCACATGCTCAGGAATTGAGAATTACCAACTGCTTGGTGATTGCAAGCATTACAGCGGTAAATACATATGCACCCGTAAAGAATTTGAAGATAGAGTGGAGAAGTTAAATAATATGAAAAAATGGAATGGTGAAGGGTTGCCACCTGTTGGTGAGGATATAGAATACACAACCACTCAATATCAGCTAGGAAAACCATCTATAGAGGTTGGTAAGTGGTATAGAGGAAAGATAATTGCTTACTATAATGGTGCTGTATGGACATCTGACAACGGCATTCGTCTTTTAGATGTAACTAAATTCCGACCAATCAAATCAGAACGCGACAAGGCATTGGAATATGTAGATGATAAATGGAGAGAACACAATGATGGAGTGTCAGGCTCACAAGCTAGAGAGTTCTTTGCCATACTATATGATGCTGGAATGTTAAAACTACCAGATACACTATAAGGAGTATATATGACTCGTATAAACTTAGTGGATGTTAGTCATTTAACTGATAAACATTTGTTAGCTGAATATAAAGAGATAACACGACCATTCAATAAAGTTATTAGTAGAATAGGTAAGTTTGGGTTTGTTAATGCATTAAATGATGTAACTATTAGTAGTAGTTATGTATTAGGCACTGGACATGAATCATTCTTTTTTGATAAATTACATTGGTTGTGGTTAAGATACTTTAATTTATTTGATGAGTTAAATAAAAGAGGTTTCAATATAGATGAGGGTAAATTTAAAAATATTGCTGATGATTTTAAGAATAAATTAGAGAAAACTAAGTATTGGAATGATTGGAATGAATACAAACCAACCCCTGAAGAAATTTATCTTAATATGAGTAGACTTTGTAAGAGAAGCAATATAAAATTAGTCATTAATGAGATTAATAGTAGTATTTAGATAGGGGATGAAATATGAACACAGAACAAAAGTTTACTGAGATAGTTGAAAAGTTTAAAAAGGAAGCTCTATCAATAGTTACAGAGACAATAACAGATTTACATTGTGAATGGCTTCCTTATGTTGAATCTGATACTGAGCAGAATGTAAACTCTCGAACAGAGGAAGTAGTAGGGCAGATACTAAAAGGTAAATTCACTATTGAAAATAATATAATAGTTGTTCCTAATAATAGTATTAATTGCCGTATTAGAATATCTACAGATGGGTGGTACACCACTTTACTAGATAAACTTGTTGAAGCTATGCCTGAATGTCCTAAAGATTTGAAGATTAAGCATTTAATGGGTAGAATAAAAAGACTTGAGGGCAGCTTCTAAAATAAAAGTTGACTAGGTAATTATTAATGTATATAATTACCTAAATTAAATTGATAATACAAAAGAGGGCTCAATATGTCATATACAAAAGGTTACAAAGCATTCAATAAAACAGGGAAAGAGGGTCAAGGGGAATGTAGAGGATTCTTATTTAAAGAGGGGGAATCCTATAAAATTGATGGAAAGTTGAAACTGTGCTCAAACGGCTTCCATTTTTGTAGGGACTTAGTTTTAACTTTTGAATACTATGGATACGATATTGAAAAATATTGTTTCGCAGAGGTTGAGGCCATCGGCGATATTGATTACGAAACACCAACTAAACATAAGGCTGCTACATCTGAAATTAGAATTATTAAGTTTCTTTCACATGGGGAATTTTTGAGTATTATCAAAGGTGATAGTAACTCTGGTAATTGGAACTCTGGTAATAGTAACTCTGGTCATAGTAA